CGATGCTCACCGACGCCGGGCGCGTCGCGATCACGCCGAAGCTTGTGAAACGCTCGCCCGGCGCGGTCGAGGTCGAGGCCCTGGTCGCGTGCTCCACCTGTCACGTCGCGATCGGCGAGCCCTGCCACCTCGACGAGCCCGACGGCTCGAAGGGCCCCGTCTCGCCGAACGCGCACTGCACGCGCTACGACGCCGCGCGGATCGAGCGGGCGCGCCTCGTCGAGGAGGCCAAGCCGCACTGCGCCCGCTGCGGCGACTCCAGGAACACGTCGTCGAAGGAGGGTGTGATCCTCTGCTCCTTCTGCCACGCCGCCGGGCCGGTCGGTCCGAAGCCGCTCACCTACGCGACCGCGCCGAACCTCTCGTGGGCGCCCGAGGTCATCGCGGACGGCTCCGGCAAGTGGTGCGGCAACGCGCTGCGCTTCGCGACGAAGGAGGAGGCGACGCAGAACGTCCTGAACCTCTCCTGGCGGTGGCTGCTCGTGCGCGACACCCGCGTCGTCGAGAGCCTCGACCCCGTGAACTACCGGTGGACCGAGACGGGCCTCGTCGCCGTCGAGCCTACCCCGGTGACGCCGTGACCAACAACGAGATCGCAGCGCTCCCGCACGGCACCGTGCTCGTGCTCCCCGTCGACCTCAAGAATCCGAAGTCCGACCGCCGGCACACCAACGACTGTCGCGTCGCGCAGGAGATCCCCGCCGGCACGCAGTTCGTGATCGTTCGCTGGGCGCGCGGCGAGGGCGGCGAGCCGACGGTCGAGCTGGTGCCGCTCCGCGGCTGGTCGCACAAGAGCATGCGCCTCCGCAGCAACAGCACCACGATGCCGGCCGAGCTGGGCGCCGCGCTGCTCCCGCTCCTCGTCGTCGGCGAGCGCAGCTACGAGTCGATCGCGCGATCGCACCACCACGACAACGACGCCGCTTCGCGCGCGGTGGTGCGAATGATGCTCCGCAACGGGACGCTCACCCTCGACCTGATCGATGCGCTGCTCACGCAGCACGACGCAACCGCTTTCGCGAAGGAGGTATTGTGACCGCGAAGCTCTCGCTGGGGAAGTCGAAGGTGACGTGGTGCGTGAAGGACACGAAGTACGGCGCGGGCAACCGCAACAAGTGGATGCGCGTGGACGCGCCGACGTCGCACGAGGCGATCGCGATCGCGCGCGAGGCTGGGCTCAAGGACCCGATCGTCGCCTTCCTCGCCACGCGCATGCTTCGAGGTGACCGGTGAGCCCCGTCACGAAGGTGGAGGAGGAGAACCTCGACACGAGCGCGGTCGTCCTGCTGCGCCGGGTGGCCGAGGGCGCGCCGGAGCCGCTGAGCGGCGGGTACGTGCCGGCCGAGGTGATGGAGTTCCTCTACAAGCACGCGCAGCTCATGGCAGCGGAGATCCTGAAGCCGGAGGGCTGGAGCTGCCCCGAGATCATCGTCTCGGTGGACGTGAACAACGCCAAGCAACTCGGTCATTTTAAAATCGGGAGGGACGGGCTCGGGTTGAAGTGGCGAATCAGCATGAACCTCCGCCACCTCACGCGCGCCCGCGGCGACGTCCTCTCGACGCTGCTGCACGAGATGATGCACGCGTGGCAGCACGCGTACGGCAAGCCGCCGAAGAGCGCGAAGACACACAACATGGAGTTCATGGAGGTCTGCGAGCGTCTCGGGATCCCCACCGACAAGGGCGGCCATGACTGCGGGATCGCGCCTGCAGGACTGTTTGCCGCCTACCTCACACGTCACAAGATCGAGGGCAAACTCGGCCTCGTCCCGAGAGCACTCGCCGGCAAGCCCAAGGGATCGCCGCTGAAGAAGATGATCTGCGGCTGCGAGGGCGACGACCTCGTTCCGCTGCGCGTCGCACGGCCCGACGAGCTGGACTGCACCTGCAACCGCTGCGGCGAGGACTACCATCTCGCGGAGGGCGCATGAGCGACGCGTCGGTGACGAACAGGTGGACCGGATCTCTCCCCGGCTGCGTGTGGAACGAAGTCGGGACGAAGTGCGAGACGCACGGGTGCGACTTTTTCGATCCGTGCCTCAAAAGTGGGTGCCCGCACTGCGATAAGAAAGTCCCGACAGAGGGTCAGGTTCGACGTCTGTGTGAAAAGTTGCAGAAGATCGAGGAGCGCACAATCCGTGCAGAAGCGCGAGCTTACCGCGCGCTCGGCGTCCTCGTCGGACTGCGTCGCAACGCGGTTGTGCTGCGTAGACGACTCGCAAGGATGAAGGAAGCTCTGCCTCCTTCGAGCACGGAATGAGCGACTTTCACTCATCGAGTCTTGACAAGCGCACCACTCTCAATGGGTGCGCCTGTTGCTTTTCGAAGCGCGAAATGTAAATGTGTGACTTTGGGTGGCGTTGGCGTGTTGGTGAGGGGGGAAACAAAAACCAAAGAGTCACGGGGGTGCCGTCGTGATCGTCATGACCAAGACACAGTGTGCTCGCTGCCACAACCACTTGTCCGAACGCAACAGCGGCCCCGACAAGCTGTGCGGCTACTGCCAACGCGAGCTGGCGCCCCACCACAACGGCGCGGCCTATCGCGAGTGGGTCGCAGGCGGGCGGCAGCGTGTGCTGGATCGCAATCGACGCCCCGTTGTGAACAGCCACGTGAACGGGCACGCGCGCGTTCAGGCTGCCCTGCTGTTCGACGTTCGTGCGGTCCCCACGCCGACGCTCCTCGAAGAGCTGCGGCGCCGCAAGAACGAAGCGCTGGAGCTTATCCGCCTGCTCCCCCAGGAGCTGACGCAGAATGCGGGCTAGTCGAGCAGCAGAGAGAGCACCACCAGACCGGCGACACCCAGTCCGACGTACGCCATGGTACTCGTCTGCGGTGCTTGTGGCGTCGCGATTTGCAGCGGGTGCACCGGGTTGCCAGTTGCGTCGATCGGCACGCCACTCGACGTGCGAAGGAGGTCGGCTGCGTTGAGCGCCATGAAGTCGACCGGCAAACCGACGATCACGCCCTGCGCCGCCTTGCCCGTCTGCGCGTTGGCCCTGGTGCCGATCATGGCGGTGCCGAGCTTGCCGAGGCCAGCACCGATCGCCGCCCCGAGTCCTGTGCCGATGACGGGAATGATCGAACCGGCGACCGCCCCGACGATCGCGCCGAGCTGCCCGAGGTTGTTCTCGATGTGGAACCCGGCGATCCCGAAGGTGCCCCAGTCCTCCTGGTAGACCGTCGGCAGGATCTTGATCACGCGATCCTGGAACCTGACGTCGAGGAGGTCGGCCGCCCACCGATCGCGATCGGAATTGCGCTCGCTAGCGTCGCGTCGAATGAGTGCGGTGGCGACCGTCTCGACTGCGGCAACGATCGGCGTGTACGTCGCCGACCGCGGGAACTGCGCGCCGGCATCCCACGCGAGTCGCAGGTACGTCGCGAGACGCTGCCGGTCGACCTCGGGCACCTCCCAGAGCTGGTGCCCCGCCCAGCGCCGCAAGACGTAGGCGATCTGCGCGTCTGCCGGCGACGCCGCGACCGTGGACTTCTTCCAGACCGTCGAGGTGCTCACCGGGCCACTCTTCACCTGCACTTGCCACGCAGCGTACTCCGCGTTCGTTGCGTCGACCGCTGCTGCGGCTGCCGTCGCCGACTTCACCTGTGCCGCTGCGGCGTCAGTGGCAATCTTGTCCTGCAGCGACGTCTGGTGCGTGGCCGCTGCCTGTGTTGCAGTGGCTGCAGCGGCGTTCGCGGCGGCGGCCTGGGCTGCCTGATCGCGGGCGGTCGCGTCCGCCTGCGCGGCCCACGCGGCGGCTTGTCGGTTCGCCTCCGCGAGTACCGCGGCGGCGTCTGCCTGCTGCTTCGCCGTCGCCGCCTGCGCCGCAATCTGCTTCGCCTGCGCCTGCGCCTCCGCCCACTGCGCCGCCTGCTCGGCAGCGACGTGTGCCGCTTCGTCGGCGGCAGCCTTCTGCACCGCAGCGATCTGCGCTGCCGTAGCGGCAGCGGCGGCGGCGGCCTGGTCCCGCGCCGCCTGGGCACTCGCGGCGAGCTGCGCCTGATACGCGAGGGCATTCGCCGCGTCGATCTTCGCCTGCGCCTGCTGCGCCTGCACGAGCGAGACCTGGGCCAAGCAAGCGATGTCGGCCGCCTGATTCGACGCTGCCTGCGCAGCCGCACGAGCTGCATTCTTCTGATTCTTGACGGTGATTGATGTTCCGTATGGAAAGGATATTGGTGGGATGATCTTGTAAGGAGGGCACACGACGCCCGTCGTGCCGGTGTTCACGACGCCGAAGTTGAGCCTGCCATACGATCGCGCGCCGTTGCGTGCCGGGCGCATCCCGTTCGCACGGTTGAATCTGAAGTTCGAGACGAGCACGCGAGCCTCCTTACAATTCTTCGTTCCAGGACGGCGCGACCGTAGCCGTCACCGCCGCAGCGGCGGAGGCGGCGAACGTGAGCACATCGCCCGGGTTCAAGCGGATGCCAAGCGCCGAGATATCCTGGGCCTGGCCGGAGGATCCCGTGCCCGAGCTGGGAAAGGTCATGATCTCGCGTCCGCCGGTCACGGTCGTACCGGCGACGTCGAAGGCGGCAATCGACGTGTTCGTGTCCACATCGTTGAAGACGGGCACGCCGCCCAACGCGGTGTTCAGGACGAGGCGGAGCTTCGAAGTCGTGGCAGCGACAGCGAGCATCTGCTGCCCGATCAGGTCGAGGTGGATTCGCGCGCGATTCGTCTTGCCCTGGAAGGTGGCCTTGTTCTGGAGAGAGAGGACATTCGTCTCGCCGGTGATCGCGGCCTTCTGGTTGTTCACCCCGAAGCGCGCGCCGTCCGAGTCGAATGGACCCTCGCAGTACACACCCATCGACGCGGAGACCATCGTCAGGTTCGTCGCGTTGCCGGTGTTGAAGACGCGCGCGTGCAGTGGAAGCGACGGGTTGAAGATCGATGGCACGATCACCGTATTGGAATACGCGATCGTGTGCACCAGAACGGGAATGCCAGTTGCGGGTGCGAGAATGTAGAACTTGATCGCGCCGTAGCCGAGCCACTGGTAGCGGATCTGGTAGACGTTGCCGAGCGTCGGGTTGAGCGTGACACCGGACCCGCCCGTCCCGTCGAACTTGTCGCCGTTCCACGCCGTCTGGGCAGTGAACGTGTCCACCGAGTTCTGCCGGCGGATGATCCCGAACGCGGCGCCGACGAAGCCGAAAAAGAAGCCGTCGGCGGCGTCACCGATCCCGATTTCTTGCTGCGACGCTGCGACGCCGGCAGTGAACGCGGCGGTGCCGCGCCACGTCTGTCCCTGACCGGGCGTGTAGCGCGCGGCCGAGTTCGATTCGAGCTTCGCGGAGCCGGCAGCGTTCGCACTCGTCTGCAGAACGGCCTGGCTGTTCGCCTGCGCAACCGTGCCACCATTCGCGACCGTCGCAGTTGCGTAGGCGGTGTTGATGTTATACGGGAAGGAGAGGAAGACGAGCGGCGTCTCGGGGTTTGCGAGGAGCGCGCCGAAGGCAGAGAGGATGCTCGCACCGGCGGAAGGCGAGCCAAGCATCGCCTGTAGACGAAGCTGCAAGAGCGCAGCGCCACCGCGCGCGATCAGCTCGGCGTCGATCAGTTGGCCCTGCGGCGACTCCCCAGCTCGAAACGCGCCGTCACTCATGGTGTGTGCTCCCGCTCAAAAAGAAGGCGCGCCCTAGCTTCTGGAGCCGGGCGCGCCCGTGGTGATTACAGCACCGACGACGTCGTCTACCGGTGCTTCTTCGGGCGCTTGTTCTTCAGGCACTGGCCCTTCCGGCGCCCAGACTTCGCCACGCCGTAGCGGCACTTCCTCTTGTGCTTCGCCATCGTCCTCTCCTTCGCGGTTGGGGGTTTGGGCTCTGCGCTTAGCTACCGCTTCTTCGGGTGCTTCCGGCACTTCGACGAGCCCTTGCGGAACCCGTGCTTGCAGGTCTTGCCGGCGCGGCCCTTGATCTTGCCCTTGCGCTCGATGGCGTTCTCCGGGAAGCCGATCATGATCGCTGCTCCTTGCTTGCTGGGTGGGCTAACGACTGAGCCTTTCAGCGTGAGACCGGAAACCGCCGGCCGGCGGGCGCTACGCCTTCCCCTTATGGATGAAGAGGAAGTACACCGCTGCTGCTCCCGCAGCGTACCAGAGCCACCGCGGCGACGCGATCGAGGCTTGCGTCGCGGAGACCGGCGAGGCGTTACCGGGTGCGTTGCCGCCCGTCGCATCGCCGGCACCATCACCCGCCAGGGCTGCGCCCAGCGCGGTGAGCGTCTCGTAGCCGGCGATCCCGTCGACTCGCACGCCGGCTGCGCTCTGGAAGGCCCGCACGGCGGCCTCGGTGTCGGGACCGAAGTTCCCGTCGGCGCCACCGGACCCGGTGCTGTAGCCGAGCGCCAGGAGCCCGTTCTGGAGGTCCCTGACGCCCTGCCCGGTCGAGCCACGCTGGAAGTCACCCATCGTCATGACGCTCACCTTGCCTTGTCGAGATCGATCGACGAGATTCCGGTGAAGAGCCCGCTGGCGAACTTCACGTAGACGAGCCCACCGCCGGGCCCGCGCAGGCACGTCGAGCGCCTGCTGCCGAGGTTCATCTTCTGGACCGTGCCGACGGTGCCGTTCGGCGGGATGCCGCCGGAGTAGAGCCGGCGCGAGGTCGAGTTCGCATTCACGACGACACGCATTCCTTCGCGCGGGCACGTCTTGATCGAGATCGATCCGTACCCCTTGCGGCGCTTCGCCATGACGTCACCTCACCGCGAGCTTGCGCAGCGCCGCGTTCAGGGCCTTCGTCGGCGTCGAACCGGTGCCGAGACCGCCGCAGCGCTGCTGCGACATGCCGCGCTTCCCGACCCACTGCTTCGTCGCGCGGGTGTTGATGCAGGCCCGCGCTTCGAAGACACCCTTCCCGCGCGTTGCCGACACGCTGCGCGAGATATGGACGGTCACCGGGACCTTCTGGTGGTTGCCCTGCCAGCCCTTGTGCGCCGAGCGCAGAGCTGCACGCGCAACGCGCTTCGAGCTGTGCCTCACCTCACCGTAGCGGGCCATGCGGTCACCTCCACTTCGCTGTGAGCGCGCGGACAGCCTTCCGCGCCGCAGCGGTCGGGCCGCGACCGCGTGCGGAAGCGCATGTCTTGCCGAGCGACCGACCGCCGCCGATGCAGGCGGTGGCGACGTACGCGCCGGCCTTCTCCGCCTTCATCTTCCGGCCGTAGATCCCCTGACCGGCGTAGACCGGCTCGCGAAGAACGCGAACGCGCACCTCGAAGTCGCGCGCACGGTATCGCGCCTTCTTCACCGACGCCGATCGATGCCTGTATGCGTTCAGGGCCATGGCGGCGCCTAGAGGTGCTTCCCGACGCAGACGTTGAACGGCGACTTGCCGTGCTTCCCGTGGCGCTTGTGCGAGGAGTGCGCGCACGCGCGGACGGCGCTCTTGAAGGCGGACTTGAAGGTCCGCAGGTGCGCGGTCGAGCGGTGCTTCGGCGCGCAGACGCCGCCGGCCGTCGTCATCCCGCCGGGCCGCCCGCGAAACTCGACGACCTTGCCGCGCTTCGTCTTGAAGCGGATCAGCTTCACCGTGCAGGATCCACCGCCGCTGTGCTTCTTCCGGTGCTTCGCCATGGCTCGTTCTCCCTGTTGGGTACCGCGTTCTCCGACGATCTTAATTCTACAACGTTGTGAAGTCCATCTTCACGCCACGTCAAAACCACTCCGCCGCCCCAGCGCCCTCGCTGTGCAGCGGGCGGAAGTTGGCCGCCACGTGGTTGGTGACGTTCCATTCCGTCACTGCGTAGTCGGCGGCGGGCCGGAGCCTGATCCGTGAATCACTTCCCCTTGCCGGCAGGGAGAAGACGGAGCATCGGCGGTAGGACCACGATCGCTGCGAGTCCACCCGCGATCCACGGAAGCGCCTTGAGTAGTGCGGCGAATGGATCGCTCGACGGCGGGGGTGGCGTCGGGTCGGGCGAGGAGAGTTGCCCGACGTAGGGGCGAATTCGAGCACGCCAGTCGATCACCGACTGTAACCGGCTGTTGAGCGCGCTCATGGAGATCGCCGAGGCAGCCCACCACGCGGAGTTGAAGATCGTGCCGGAGTCGTCGTAGAGCCAACCGTTGCCTTCGCCCTGATCCTGTTGGGAGAAGCGGTTCCACTCGGCGACGAACGCGTCCCAGTTTGAGGCGACGCCGTCGGGGATCTTGTCGCGGTTCGCGTCCACGTCCGTCGAGACCGATCGGATCTGCTGGTCGAGGTCGAGGCCGGCGGCTCGCATGTCCGAGGGGAGGCACGCGTTCAGGATCGAGGTACCACACTGATAGCCAAAGTCGCCGAAGCCCTGCAGGAACTCCTGCACCTCGGGCGCCGACGTCTCCGCGGGCGCGGGCGAGTCGTCTGACGCCGATGGCGTACCGTCCGTCAGGATCGACTGCATCAGCTCGTTGGGCGTCATGCCAGCTCGCGCTTGGTTGAGGCGCGTCGCGTAGTCGAGCGCCGTCTCGACGACGCTGCGCGGTGCCACCGCGGCAGCGGTGGGCTGCGGCGGGCCGTACTGCAACGCTGACGAGCCGGGCGCGGCGACGATCGACGGCGGTGCAGCACCCTTCGACTTCGGCCAGAGGAAGTAGACGAGAGCGGCGCCGCCCGCGAGCACTGCGTAGTCCTCGGTCTTCACGAGACCCTCCTCAATTCATGCGGATGACGCCCTGATTCAAAACGATCGGAGCTGTGAAACCCGCGAAGGTGAAAACGAAAAACCCACCGACGTTCGCGACCGTAACAGTCTTTGCCCCGTGTGTTACCCCATCCAAAAAGACAACGGGACTCAAAAAGGGTGAAACCCCACCACCACGACCGAAGAATCGTCCGTTGAAGACGTAATCAGCTACGTTGTCGGAAAACCAAACAGACAAAAGGCCAACCGTGTTGGGGTCGAAGTCTAATGCTGTTGTAACGGTGACAGTTCCCCCACCGCCGTTTATTACAACCGACGTGAAGGGGATGCCAGCGGTGATCGTTCCCCCTTTTCCTGAGTAAGGAAGCTCAACGACGTTGCCACCGCCACCTGTATAGTTCTGTCGCGCTGTGATTACACCTGATCCACCATCGAACAAGTATGCTGGATATTGAACCTTCACACCCTTTCCAAGAGTGTAACCACTCGGAATCGCCGGCAGTCCATTGGTGTTGATCCCTGTGGGTGGAATCTCGACGGTGATGAAGGAAGAAATGTCGTCGTTGATCCTGATCTTGACCGGGACCCCGGTGCCCTCGGTGCGAAAGACGAGGCCAGAGCCCAGACGACCGGAGGCCATCTGCACACCATCGAATCCGACAGCGACCTGGAAGAAGCGGGTCCCGTCGATCGTGACACCGCGATGGCTAGCGGGGGCCGTCATGTCGATCGCCGTCCCGGTGAGGTTCTCGAAGTACCCTCCCCACATTGAAACCGAAACGACCTCGCCGAGAAACTTCATACCGCCAACGGCGTTCTCGCCCGAGACGTTCGTGAGCAAGAAACCATCCTCGCCGCCATCAAACTGATAGCAGAGTGTGCGCCCGCCACCATCACAAAAGACGCTCGACACTTCGATCACGTTCACAGCACTGTCGGCCGTACCGTTGTTCGTAAAAAGGTAGGCTGGCAGTGTGTTTGCACCGCTCGCAACAGGCCATCGCGTGAAGTTATCATGAAAACGCGAATAGAAGGCGCGCGACGCAGACCAGGACTGAACACAGTTGTAGAACGTGCAATGCTCGACAGCCGACGCTTCGTTGAAGTTGAAGAGGTTGAGTGCGATCTTGCACTCCACGAATCTTCCGTTCCAAAAGCGCGCGGCGATGACGCGGTGTGATTCATTTGCCGTTCCGACGTTCGTAACCAAAACACCGTTGTTGAAGTAACCAGTCTCGAAGAGTGTGTTGTCGGCGACGGTGTGTCCCGTTCCTTTGATCGTTGCGTTGTTGAAGTTGAGGATCACACCCTGTGGTACCAACAGCTTGCCGGGCACAAAATACGTTTTCGAACCGTTGAATACCACAACGACCGACTTGGCGTTGACCGGGTTGGACGCGCTGAACCAGTCGAACGTCGAGAATGACAATCCGGCGTCACGGATGGCCGCCTGGATCGCCGCTGTGTCATCGGTGATTCCATCGCCCTTCGCGTTGTAGGGGGGCGCATCGACACTGATTGTGCCTGCACCCGCACCCGCATAGAGCCCCTCGATCCACTGCACGATCGGGTACCGGCTGTCGCCGGGACCATAAGGCTCTCCGCCCACCGCCGGATAGGCGGCAAAGCTCACGAGACCCTCCCGACGTTGTCGGGCATGAGGCGCCCGAGCGCTGCAGACGACGCGTCGACCGCCGACATGAAGTCGGCGTTGAGCCGCGCCAGGATCGCGGCGACGTCCGTCGAATAGGTCGGGTTGGTGGTACCGGCATCGAGCGGCAGATTCTGCTCGATGTTCGACCAGACCTTGCCCGGCCCGTGGTTGTACGCCGCGAGTGCCGCCATGAGCTGGTCACCGCCGACGAGGCCCTTGCCGGCGAAATAGGCGAGGTCGCCCTTTAGGATCTCCACACCCTTCGTGATGTTGGTGTATGGATCGCCCCAGTCGTGCGTGGCGAGCCACTCACTCCAGGTGCGATCGTCAATCTGCATGAGCCCGCGCCCGTGTCCGCCGTCGCCAGTACCGGTCGGCGAGCCGCGCGGCGTGTAGCCTGGACCGGTGCCCCAGCGCGTCTCCTGCTCGCCGAGGGCAACGATCACGAAGGGATCCACCGACTGCTCGGCAGCCACCTGCAGGATGACGTCGGAGTAGATCTCCGCCGCGTCGGAGATCACCGCGTTGAAGATCGCCTTCTTCGCGTCGTCGATCACGATCGTTCCCACCTGGGCCACCTGCTTGCGAAAGAGGAAGAGGAGCAGCGCCGCACCACTGGCACCGACTACGACCAACGTCTTCTTGTCGATCGCCATCGCGCTTCTGGTCCTAGCGCTTCTTCCAGGTGAAAAAGACGACGCCGAGAACGGCTGCACCGATCACGAGCTTCGTCGTGCTCGACATCCCGACGTCTGCCGGGCGCTGGAGCATCGACGGCGGGAGGTACTCGGGTGCAATCGGTCCCGTCCCTGACGGTACCGCCGCACCTGCCGTCGGATTCACGATCTGTGTGATCAGGTTGGTGCCTGCCTGGATCGCGTCCTGCGCCTCGTCGGGCAGGTAGCTTGCGGCGGTGTCGAAGAGCGAGGAACCGAAGAGGCTGAGCTTCATTTTGTTTCTCCTTTTTAAAAGCGGCGCCCCCGGGCGTTTTCTGGCGGCCGGCGCAGGTTCACCCGGTGGGCGCCGGTTCGTGAGTGGCGAGGTGGAGGTGAGCCCTTGTTGTCCCACGAACTAAAGATCAGATCAGCACACCGCGCCGGGCGGGCAGTTGTACGGGTAGCCCACCGGCAAGTTCGGGAGAATGGCACCCGCAACTGTGACCGGCTGGAACGCGTTCCCGAGGAAGTAACCGAGCACGACTCCGGCGAGACCGGCGAGCGCGCTCTTCTTCCACGCGTAGCCGGCAGCGCCGCCGAGCAGCATCGGAACGAGCGGGAACGTCGTCTGCGTCGTGAGCAACGGCGAGATGGGCGGGCCGTAGCTCATGCCGGGCAGGTACGACGGGTTGATCGGGTTGGCGCCGGGATAGACCGGCTGACCCGTCACTGCCGAGATGACGGTGGCGAGGTTCGCGGAGATCGATGCGACGTCGGTGGCGGTGGTATCGGCGAGGAAGCTGAGCTTCACGGTGAACTCACTTTCAGTTACGTGCGGGGCGGCCACGTCGAAGGTAGACGGTCCTTTAGAACTTTCATGTCTTCATGCAGCGTGTTGACCGACGCCAGCAGTTCGCTGTGCTGCTTCTCGACCGTTTCGAGTCGCGCGTTGAGCTTCTTGTTGTCGGTGTCGATTTTGGCGACGGTCGTATCGAATGAGGTACCGTGTGTGATCGCGCGGTCGAACATCCGCTTGATCTCCCCCCACCGCCGACTCGTGGCAAACTCCACCGCACCGATCGTGATGCTAACGATCGCGACCAGGAAGATGATGAATTGCGTCGTCGACATATTCACCACTTGCTGGAGCGCGTCGGCTCCGGCTGCGCCTTTGGTTTGGGCGGAACGGCCACCGGTGGCGGCTCGACGGTGACAGACGGCGTTCCCGGCGGTGGTGCCTGCTGCACATAGATCGTCGTGGTCGTCGGACGCACCGGCAAGATCTTCAGGTTTCCGCGGTCGAGGATCACGTCGACCAACCTCATGATTTGACCTACGAGCGCGTTGTCCTTCTCCCCGTGCTGCGTGAGCAGCGCGGCGGTGTTCTCCTTCTGCTGCCCGACGAGAACCGCCACCGCAGCAGCCTGCGTTGCCATGCCGGCCACAATGTCGTTCAGCTTGTTTTCGTGGATCCTCATCAGGTAGAAGAGCGCCGCCGCCGGCACACCCACCGTCTTCACGAAGTGCGCCCACCAGAACGCCGGATGGCCCGAGTCCGCTGGTCGCTTCGGACGGTGCATCACCCCCGCGACGGCGGCCTTGAAGGCACCCGGATTACCGCGTTCTGGCGTCGGCGACTCGCTCACCGTCGCATGGCTCCGTCGAGCGTGCGGGTGACGACCCAAACGGTCACGCCGGTGATGACGCCGAGAAGAATCGACTTGCCGGTCGAGTTACCACGAGCGAACGCCATCGCTGTCCCGGAGCCGGCCGAGGATCCACCGGCGACCTCGGAGCCGTCACCGTACGCACGCGAGCTGCACGGGCAGCAGAACTGCTGCGCGCCGCGGAAGCGGGGGTCGGAGAGGTGCATCAGCGCCCCTTCTTCTGGTGCGTCAGGAAGTAGGTCACGCCGACGATGAAGAGGACCATGCCGATCGACAGCCCGGTGATTCGCGTCGCATCGCCGGGCGGCAGCTCGGCGTACCTGCGCGTGTCGCGCGGCGCTGCCCGCACGATCATCGGCGCCCCTTCACGAAACGCGTGACGCCGAGCGCCTCGGTGACGAAGAGGAGCGGCACGATCCAGTAGTACCAGGAGATCGGCGGCGCGGCGTCGCGGAAGTTGGCAAGGCGCCGCGGCGCGTAGTTTTGGAACTTCATGTTTACGCTCCAAATAGCTTCGAAAGAACCTTCACGAGGTGCACGCCACTTCCGACACACCGCGCGCCGAGCTTCGCGTAGACCGCCCCGATTCGCATTTCGACCGTGGCTGGCTCGCTGTGGCAAATCGGACAGATCTGCCCGAGCGGCTTAGCCACGGCGCTTGCCCGAGCAGTTACAGGGCCGACGCGCAGGGGCGGCTGGCGCGCCGCGGAAGGGCGTCTGGGCTGGGCGGCGCGCACCGCCAGCTCCTGGCCGGTTCGAACCGCCGAGGGCCGCACCGAGGGCCTTGAGGATGACGTTTGCTGCGCTGGGGGGCCGCTTCGGCCCGTTGCCATTGCCATTGAAGATCACGCTCCCCTCCTTCAGTCGTTGAGCCCAAGGTCCGCGTCGAGATCGCCGAAGTCTCCACCGTCGGCACCGAAGGCGGAGAGATCCGAACCGCGAAGGTGATCTCCGTACCACGCGCGGTCCATCGCGTCAGCGGGAGGCTCTGGCGCGTCAGATGGGGTGCACTGCGCTCCGGTGACGTCCACCACCGCCTGCGATGCCGGCACGCCGGGGCCGGGCGCGTAGATCGGCCCGCCCTGGTTGGCGGCGCACATGATGCGAAGCTGGTTCACGACGCCGCCGAGCGCCGCCAGACGCTGTCGGAGCTGCATCACCTGCTGCTGGAGCGCGGCGGTTCCATCGTCACCGTAGCCTCGCATCCCCGCACGCTGGTTCGAGAAGGCACGAAGGTGCGCCGCGCCGGAGAAGTCCGGTCGCGGTCGGGCGCGGCGCGCATCGAAGCCGCCTGGCGCGCCGTTGAAGTTGAAGCCGGAGAGGATCACGGTGAACCTCCTAGATGCGCCCGTACCGCGCGCAGTCGACGAACTGGTTCAGGAGCGCGGCGTTGCCCAGGTTCGTGAAGGTGGCGACCGCTTGGTCCCCGCCGTCTAGGAGCAGCCCTTCGCGAATCTCCGCGGTCGGAAACGGCGTCGAGGCGCCCACTGCTGCCGGCCAGTTGACGCCTTCCACCGAAAAGTCGGTGAAGGCTGTCGTGACGCCGTCTGAACCGATGTCGAGGTCGTCGAGCCCTTGCATGATCACACGCATCGCTGCGGGCGCCGCGAGGTTGTTCACGCGAAGTCGAAGAAGCGTACGGCTCGGCTCGATCGCGATCGTCGAGAGCCCCGCCTGCGGGAAGGGGCTGGTGGGCGTCGTCACGTTGAACCGGAAGGCACTCGACCACGGGAAGCGCAGCGGCCAGTTCATGCCTGTGATGGCGGGCGTCACCGTCGGATTCGCGTCGGCGACGATCTGAACGCGAATGCGGTGGAAGAGCACCTCGACCTTGGACTGTGACCAGCCGAGAAACGACTCTTCATCGTCGGCGATCACGAGCCGGCCGATTCCACCGCCGAGCCACCCGTACGGCAGGCCCCACTCCAGTCCCTCGAAGCCGTGGTTCCCGAGAAGGATGAACTGACCGGGCGTGAGCGTGAAAATGTTGTTGGAAGTTGCACCACCACGCGAAAAGGTCTTCACGGCGACGGGCGTCTGACTCGTCGGATGAAGGCCGATCGCACGACCGCGCAGATTCGGCTTCGGCTGCTTGTTAACGATCGGCTCGTTTGGCTGTTGCATCAGCAACGCCTGTGCGAGCTGTGTATTGTCGAAGAACGACTGAACGGGAAAGACGTTTCGCAGGATCGAAATTCGTGCCGCTGACGTCGTCACGTCACCCGCGACGTCTGCTGCACGCAAGTGCTTTCCGAAGGCGGACATATACTACACCCCCAGTTCAGCATACGGGATCTTGCGACTCCCGAACATGCCGAGGTAGAAGACAACGGAGCTGAAACCAGCCCTGACGGTGTAGTCGAGATCGGCGATGTAGAAACCGCCGGCCGGCAGGATGCTGTTCACACCCCACGCCAGTCGACCAAGATGCATGAGCGCACCCGCAGGCGTCTGATCGCGAACGCCGAGCAGGCCATTCGAGCCGAAGAGCTGGAGCTTCGCGTTTCCCGAGGCGGCGAGGTTGTCCAGTTGGTTGAACGTCCCGGCGTTCCCGACCGGAAGGAAGGTGAAGCGTTTCACTTCGAGATCTTCCGCGAGCCCGTTCTTGAGATCTGTCGGCGTCGACTGCGCAATGAAGTTCACAGCCGACGCGGGGGGCTGCCAGAAGGATCCGAACGGAACGTCGATGTACGCAGGCGCCGGAAAGTTGCTCGGCAGCGTTCGTCCTACCACCATGACGTTGAACGCGATCGGCACGTAGTGTGCGCCGCCAGTCGGATCGACGAAACGCAACCCGACGTTGATCTGTCCGTTGTCGGGGAGATAGAGCGGGCGTACGAAACGCAGCACGCGTGCACTGACGGCAAAGTTGTTGAAGTTCGCAGAGAAGTCGAGGGGCTTGCAGAGCACATCGAGCGGTACGTCGTTGCAGATCGATTGCCGGCCGACGGAGATCGTGGCGCGGATCGTTCCGAGTCCAGAGATCAGCACCGGGTCGAAACGCAACTCGTCGACCAGCACGGCGGCGTTCTGCGTCTGCTTCAGCCCTTCAGGAAGCGTGAAGAGCCCACCACCGGATCCCACCACCGGCGACTGGCGCTCCATGGCCCACGGAAGGAACATCGCCGTTGCGTTCACGCGAGCGGCTCCTCTCTGTTGCCAATGATCGAGACGCCGAAGAGACCGGAGTTCTCGAAGCCAAGCGCCGTAACGCCATTTGCGTCCAGTGCATCGAATGCGGCGATGATCTGCTCGTTCGGGTTCAGCGTCCGCCGGAACGTCCACGCCGGCTGCTGGAACGGGAACAGGTTCGAGAAGCTGACCGCACCGTTGGTGATCTCGTAGCCGTCCGAACCGCGGAGTTCAAGTCTCGCGGCGCCGCCGTCCGACATCATCGGAACAGGTCCCACGCGCTTGGTGCACGACCCGACGAGTCGCTGAATCATCACCGGCGTGGAGAGGACGTTCTTCATGTCTTGCTCCCTACTCTTCAGGCTGGTCTCCGCGATGAACGCGCTCACGTACGGTAGGTCGCGGGAGCACCCCCGCGCCTCCTTGAAGAGAAGCTCGCCGTGGACGGCGACACGGACGTTGAACGAGCCAGTCAGGTACGACGCGTCGATGCTCGCATCGATCACCGGCGAGCGGAGAATCTGAATCTGGATGCCCTCGCCGGGAGACACGTACATCGGCTTCGGGAGGACCCAACGCCAGTGGTTGTACACCTCCGCCTTTCCAGCGACGATCGCATCGAGCAGGAAGTTGGTCGTGCCTGTAAACGTCTGCGACGAGCCGGGTGCGGAGTAGAAGCGGCTGTACGGCGGCGCGAAGAGACTGATCGGTACGAAGCCGTTCGTGAGATCATTGACACCAAGTCGAATCTTCGCACGAATGATGTGACTAAAGTCACCCTGTATATTCGTGCTCGACGAGATCGCAGCCGACGCAACCGACGGTGACTGGCTCGTGAAGGTGAAGTCGCGCACCAACATCGGACGGCGCGTGAGTGGTGACATTTGTGCCAAATCAAGCATTGCTGATGTGGCACCGGGCGCCAGCAACACGCTCGCCGACATGACGAACGGCTTCATGCGACCTCCCGCGAACCGACGAGAGAGATCGAGGCGTGGGCGCGCACGCCGTCGGCCACCGCCATTGGCGTGCCGAGCAGGTTTGCGATGTAATAGTCTCCCGCACCCATGACGTGTGGTATCTCAATCGAGTGCGTCGGCGTCGGGAAGACAGAACCGTACGGCGTGCTCGTCTTCACCGTTGGCGTTCCGTGCGAGTCGCGCATCGTCATGTTGACGAGTACATCGCGCACAGCGTGCTGTAAGTTCGGGTCGACTGTCGTGAACGTCGTGTTGCCGCTCACGGCCGCGGAGAAGATGGAGAGGCGCCCGATGAGCCGGCGCACGCGGATCGGAACGGCCAGCTTGTTGACGAGATCGCTCTCCGCCGAAATGCGACGGAGATCCGTCGTTCCGGGGTCCAACGTAATCGGCGCAGCAACGAAGCTCGCGACGTACGGCAATCGGCGCTTCTGTGGCATACTGGCGACGCTCCGCCCCGAGATCGAGACGGTCGCCGTGATCGCGATAGGCACCAACGAGCGGTGCTTGAGCTGCACGTCGAGTCGCTGCCCGGGAGCGAGGTAGAGCGGCGAGTCGAGACGCCAAAGGCCGAAGACGGGGCCTTCGCTGACCGCCACGAAGATGCGAAATGCGCCGAACTCGACAACGGGATCAACCGTCGAGTGGAGATTGTAGAGCGGGGTCGGGTTGTTGGTGATCGCGTCGGCGCCAACACTCATGAGGCACTCGACGGCGAGGCCGGAGAGTGCGTTGAGCGCGGTGGGCCCACCCGTGGCTGACTGGAGGCACCACTTCAACTCGTGTATTTCCAGTGGGATAGGAAGCGGGTTCGCGAGCGCGTCTGCGTTCAACGGAACGGACTCGTCAGGGTTCAGCACGATCGAGCCGGTCAACGTCACCGGCAGCGAACGGCTGTAGTCCTCACGGCGCGTCGCGCGATTCCTGAAGAGCGGTGCCGCTGCGACGGGCCCACCACCCTGCGGCAGCGTCGTCGCCTGTCCGAAACGGATCGACATTCACTTCTCCCCGGGCGCTAGCGGCTACCGCGGGCTGTGCTGCGCCGTGCTGGTTTCTTCGAGAGCCTCATCGGAGCGCCGGTTTCATCCACCGGCGCTCCTGGGCAGCCGCTCGAAGTCAGCTCGAGAAATTCCCGAGCAACTTCAGGTACTTACCGGACGTCACCCTTGACGAGGGCGAAGAGCATGACGGTGAGCAGCGACGCCTGCCCGGCGCCGGTCGTGGTCGAGAAGACGAGCGACGCCGCGCCGGCCACGCCGACGACGCCTTCGAGCGTGTCGGTACGCGCGACGAGGATTGGCAGCTTGAGCTTGCGCGGCAGGCCGTTCGGACCGTTCGCGGAGAGGCCCTGCGTCGCATTGTTCGTCGTCGTCGACAGGGAGCCGAAGATCATGCCGGCGGCGGGAAATGCCCACACCGGGCCCTGGATCTGGACCTTGCTCGCGATCTTGAACTGGAAGAAGACCTTCGAGGCGATGTCGCACGCTTCGAGCTGCGTCGCACCCCACGCATTCAGACCGCCACCGCTCGGCGAGAAGCCGGCCTGCTCGATCGTGATGCCGATCGCACGGACGGACGCATCACCGACGGCGGAGCCGAGCTGACCGGCCTGCGTGAGGTTGGTCGTGATCTCGGTGTAGGTCTGCTGGTGGACCTGAGCCACGGTGATCGCCGCACCCTTCAGCGTCGGGATCGCCTGGCCCTGCGGGTTCGTGAAGAGCTTCTGCTGACCGGTGCCGCCGTGCGCGAGCACGATGGCGGAGTAGACGTGATCGTCGCGGACGTCGGCCTTGCCAGGAACTGCGGTGGGCGAGCGGAACCGCCCGTCGGGCATGTACAGAGCACCCTGCATTTGCTTCTCCTTTTCGACCTTGGTCTTCCGACTGGTCGAGCTTCAGTGGGGTTGCGGGCGCCCGCTAGCGGCTAGGCGTTCACGGCTAGTGCATCACCGCCGAAGGCGGTGTCAGGCGTCGAGGCCGATGTCCATCATGTCGGCGTCGTCTTCCTGCATGCTGAGCGCCGCAAGGTCGGCGAGGTTCGGGTTGTCGCTGTAGGCGCCGAGGCCGGCGAAGGGGCGGGCGGGGTCGTCGATGATGAAGCTCCCGTAGCCGTTCATCGCGCGCCGCTGCGGATCGTTCACGATGAAGCCGGCGAGGCGGAGGTCGACGATGTCCGAGAAATACTGGGGCCACTGCGTCTTGGCCTCCTGCAGCGCCTGGACGGCGAGCCCGGCCGCGAACGCGCCGACGGCGTGACCGGCCGCGCTGCTGCCCATCTTCAGGAGCTTCTTGTCGGCGAAGTAGACGCCGATCGCCGCGAGCGTACCCGAAGCGAGCGGGGCGAAGCGGACGAACTGCGCGTTCGTCTTGAGGGAGAGGGGAAACCACGTCTGGTTCTTCACCCAGTTGAGCGCGCCGAAGCCTCCGACGCCGAGCAGGGCGCCGACGAGGAGATCGGTCCCCTTGACGCTGCTCTTCAGGACGTCGAGCCCACCAAGCGGGAGCGCAACGATGTCACCGTACCGACGACGCTTTGCCATGTGTACTTCTCCTTCTGTGAACGTGGTGGACTGCTCTACTTCGTCAGCTTCTGCTTCATGCAGGTGAGGTAGCTGCGGTTCTTCCCTCCCGTACCGACGTCAGCACGGCAGGCGTGAGCTGCCGCGGTGAACCTCCGCTGCGCAGCAGACTGAGCCGGCGACACGTCGCCGAGACGGCGCCTCGCCTTCTTCTCGCCGCGGAACTTCTGGACGGCGAGCTTGTGGGCCTGCTTCTTCGTCGAGGCGAGGACCCAGAACTTGGTGTTGTTCGAGCACGCGACGGAGGGCGCCTGATCGACGCCACCGCGGCGGTAGACGTCGACCTTGCGCTCCACCTTGCACGCGTTCCACTCGACGGCTTCGCGTCGCGTGGCGCTGCGATTGCGCGGCGACGCGTCGTAACCTTCGAGCACGAGGATTCGGGACTCGCTCACCGGCCCACCTTGCACAGGCGAAAGATCGTCTTCTGGAGCCCGAGGACTCGCGATCCCATTCGGCTGCCACCGCGGTACCCTCTGCGTCCCGTGTGCCCACGCTCGGCTGCTGCCTGCCCGGCGTGGTACGCGACGACGCCGAAGAGGTGCAGGGCGCTCCGGCAATCGCCGTGCTTCGCCTGCGTGCGCGCCGCCTGCGCGAAGCGACGCACATCCTTGCTGATCGACCCGGCATTCGAGCGGTGCAGCGACGCCGGTGACCCGAAGTTCTTGCGCTTGCTCATCCGCGATCTCCTCGATCCCAGCATTTGCCGACCGCCGTGTACGCCTTGCCGATCTGCACGCCGGGCTTGGCGCGGCCGAGCATGCCGCCTGCTCCCTCGGACTCCGCATCACCGCGCCCGCGCCAGTATTCTGCCGTCGCGAGCGATCCGACTGCCGTCCTGCAGGCGTTGCGACTCGCGAGATCGATGGCGCGCTCGGCGTTCTCCATCGACTTCTCGTACGCGTGCCCTGCCCGCTTCGTGTGCTCGGCGGGCGGCGATCCGTAGCCCTTTCGCTTGCGCTTGCGTACCATCGCGATCTCCCTGCTACTTCTTCTTCATGAGCACGACGGCGGCGAGCGCAGCGACGCCGAGCCCGACGTAGAGCATGGTGTTCGACGTGGGTGCCGGCGGCAGCAGCCCGGGGTTGTACGGCTGCGTCAACTGCGGCGGCGTGGCGTAGTAGGTGCCAGGCATCGCACCCGCAGTCGCGTGACCGGTGAGTGACCCGGCAATTCCGATCGCGGCGGGCGCGGCGGCCTGGAGGATCGACGAGATCGTGTCGAGCGTGGATGGCTCGTCGGTGGTGTCGTACTCCGAGTCCGTGTAGTCTGTCTCGTCGCCGAAGCGACCAAGACGCCCGAGTCCTCGCCCGTTGGGGCGGAAGTCGCGGGACGAGAGCGGCGGACGACGCTGCTCGAAGGCGGACATCGCCGCGAACCTGCTCAGCGCGGCCATTTCTGCGTATGTGCGACCTGAGACGGAAGCCATGCGTGTGCTCCTTCAGTCGTCCTGAACCCAAGCTGTGCGGTAGTGACCGGGTGGCGGTTGCCACCCGACGCGTGCCTGATCGACGGTCGTGTCGAGGCCGACGATCTTGCCTGATGACACGTTCGACGACTTCTTCGGCACGAGCGCGACGGCGTAGACGTGCGTGTACGCACCGGTGCGTCCCGCACCGTACGCTCGTGCTCCGGCGGTGAAACCGAGGGAGCCGGCGAGGGATGCATTCAGCACGGTGTGCCCGTCGCAATCCTCGCCGGGAGCACCCTTCTCGTGCATGAGGAGCATGCGATCCGCGGCGACGAAGAAGTCGATCGTCTTCGGATCTGCGCGGTAGGGGATGTTCTCCTTCACCCAGTTGTAGATTGCAGTCAGCTCACACATGTCATCGCGGCCGGCGCAGTCGCGCACGATTCGCAACGCCATCGCTCGAACACGCGGATGCTCCTGACCCTTTTCGATCAACTGCGCCAGCTTCTTCAGCGCTTGATCTTGGTCGGTGATCGTCGCGGTCGAGAAGCGCAAAGACGTGATCTCCCCTCGTACATCGGAAAGACCAGCACTTCGAACGCGCCTCGCGAAGAGGAGACTAGTGACGGTACGTGTGCAGAGTCAAGCTAGGATCTGCAACGCGTCTGTCAAGGTGGTCGGTGGCTGTTCAGGAAACGCGTGGGGCGCGAACAAAAAGAGGCCCCGGGGGAGGGAAGTTACCCCGGGGCCTTGAGCCTTTCGGCTCCGCACCGCGCCACACCAAGCCGCGCACAGCCCGAACCTTAGTTTCGACCAAGCCCGACGTCAAGGACGGGCTTGTGCGTTATGCGGCGCGTCACCTCCACCTGTCTGCCCCCGGAAAAGACGGCGAGACGAGCGCCGGGGCAATCCTCATGTGCGTGCACGGTTCGAGCAGCGTGCAGATCTCACAGACGACAGGGTCGAGTCGATCTGCGACGCTTCGCTGCAGCTCGACCTCGTGCCCCTTCACGCACCGGTAGACGTAGCGCGGCATGAGCTACGCCAGCTTCTCGCCGTCCGTCGCCTCTTCCTCTTCCTCTTCCTCCCTGCCACCCTGGCGCTCGGCGTAGATCCGCTCCACTTCCTTCAGCAGCGTGTGGATGTAGGGCATGTTCTGCACGTCGGCGCCTACCCAGTCGCGAAGGTGCGGTTCGAGCGCTTCGAGTGGGTTCCCGCCGGCAGCGTCGAGGCGCGACTTCACCGCCGGCTCCTCCACGTTGTCGAGGAAGAACGTCGCCACCTCTGTTGGGTCGCGCCGCTCACGGATCGCGCGGACGATCTGGAGGAACGCATCGAGGTTCGATCCGTCTGCGTCGCCGAAGGATGCCGGCTGCGTCGCCTGGGGCTGCGGTTGCGGCGCAGGCACCGGAACTGCGACGGGCTGTGAAGGCACCACGCGTGGCGGTTGCACGCGCGGGCGGGGCGACTGGAACTGCGCCGGCTGCGGCTGGTAGACAGGCGGTGCCTGCACCTGCTGCGCCTGCATGCCGGCGAGCATCGGGCGCAGCCCCTCGATCCCAATCTTCACCGCCTTGAGCCAGTTGGGCTCGGCGTCGTCGGGCGAGCGATTCAGCTCGGAGATCGAGTGCACCGCCGAGACCATCATGTTGACGATCGACCCGGAGGCCTCCGCCATCTGCGTCACGACCTTCACGATCGCGCCGGCCTCGTCGGCGTTCTTCGCGAGGAGCTTCTCCATCACCGGATCGATCGCGGGCTTGTCGAGAAGCTTCGACAGCAGAAGCTTGTTCGTCTCCTGCATGCCGGCGAGCTGCATCGCTGTGCCCTTGTTCAGCTCCAGCATGAGCGCCTGGAAGCGATCGGCGGAGGCCTGCGACTGGCGGTTCATCTCGACGATCAGCGTCGCCGTCTCGCTCGGGCCCTCGCGCTGCTGCACCACCGGCACAGCCGCGACCTTGAACTCTGCGCGGAGCTTTGCCAGCTCCAGCTCGTTGCGCTGCTGCACGGCGAGAACCTCGGCGCGGTGACGCTCCTCCTGGGCGCGGAGCGTCTGCTGGCGCAGATCCTCGCGCTCGCGCTCCAGGGAGACGCGGATCGCGTCGAACTGCGTGGCGGGTGAAGAGGGGACGCCACCGAATGAAGGCTGGTCACCGTTGCGAGGCGCTGACCCGGTGGCGTCCCCAAACGACGAGGGCATGCCGAAGATTGGAGTGACGGCTCCGCTTCGGCGCTGTTGCAAAGGGAAGGACATGTCCTTGGGGCCAGTCCAGTTCGGCTCGTTCACGATCGACGGGTCGACCGGTTCCTGTCGTGGCGCACCGCCGGCTTGCACGATGATCGGCGCGATGTTGAGCACTTTCGCGGTATCGACGGGGTGGAACACGGTGATGAGATAGGTCCCACCGCCGCCGATTCGCGTGAGCCACGACTCCGGGTGCGCGATCTGATCGACGGTCGCGTCCTCGAAGGCGGCGAGGAGGACGGGATACGACTGCCCCGGAGCCCGCCTCTGGATCCTGATCTTGAACGCGTTGACTCCAGTGCCCTTCGCGACGTCGGAGATGCCGGAGATCAGGATGTTGGGGTCCTGCTGAAGCTGAGACTCGGGGGTCATTTCGTTTGTTCTCCTTGCGTGAAGGTCAGTTCTGCGGCGCCTCGCCCTGCGCCTGCCCCGCCTGCGCCGCCTGGGAGGCGAACATGCGGTTCAGCAGGTAGGCGGTGGCGGAAGATCCCTGCGCGGCGATGTTCAGCGCGCAGTCGCCCGTCGCCGGGTCGGTGCCGGCCTCGAACTGCCAGAGGTGGCAGGCGGCGCCGACGCAGTTGCAGAGGTTGATCTTCTGCTCCGCGACCTTGCCCTCCGCGGTCGCGATCGCGCTCACCGGCTCGACCTTGAGCGAGAAGGGGCAGATCCCGAGGCGGGTCTTCGGGCGATTCGTCAGGGTGACGGGAATGGTCTCGGTGCTCACGACAGCTCCTCCTTTGGCGTGGTGGTGACCTCGACTGGCGCCTCGTTGACCGTGCCGGGCGGCGCGACGATCGCGTCAGCGGTGCCCTTGCAGTAGCTGACGATCTCGTCCCAGCCCAGGCGCTTCGCGCTCTCGGCGACCTCGACGAGGTTGCGTAGGGTAACGGCCTCGTGCGCGAACAGGAGGGCCGGCGGGACGGTCATCGGCTCCAGCTTCAGGCACGTGGCGGGTGCGTGGAACGTGGGCGGCGGGTAGATCTTCTCGGTGAGTTGCGTCACCGTCGACTTGATTGCGTCGATTTCGCCCGGTGTCAATTCTTCGAGTACGCTGATGTAGCGCTCCAGCACCTCACGCGCCGTCGCCTTCGACGTTGCCGACTTTCCCTTCTTCGTTTTCAACGAACGTACTGCCATGTGTCACCTCCGTGACGGGTTGTGCTGCGGTGTTACGGCTCTGCGATCAGGCCAGTCAGGCGCCCGATCACGTAGTTGACACCGGCGGTATAGAAACCGACGGCGATGATTGAGAGTCTGAAGTGCCAACCTGCCAGCGCCGCACCGCAGGCGATCCCGGTCCAAAAGCCGAGACACGCGGGGCATTCGGCGAGCTGCAACAAAGCTGACAGAACGAACGGCTCGAAACTCAGCCCGTCGTCGCGCGTTCTCTGCGCGGTCTTCGCGATCGACTCGCGTACCGGTCGCGTCAGCGTCGACCCGCCAACACCCCAGCAAAAGCCGAAGGCGGCGAAGGTGTAGAACAGCAACTCCACCATGCCACTGAAGATCACGCTACTTCCTCCTCTTCATCCTCTTCGTCCTCGACGTCGTCTTCCTCGACCTCTTCCTCCTCCGACTCCTCTTCCTCTTCCTCTTCCTCCGCGGCGCCCTCGACGGCTTTGCCCTCGATCCACGAGACCAGCTCGCCGTAGTCCATGAGCCCTTCAGTCTTGCGCACGATCGTCGTGCCGTCGACCAGGGCGTAGCCGGGCGTGCCTTTCGGCTGCCACCCGAGGACGTGCCACTCCTTGCGATCGAGGTGCAGGGTGATCACGAGGATGCGCAGCGCGTGCTCTCGCGCGAGCCGCAGGACGTGCGGCTCTGCTTCGCGACAGTGATCGCAGCCCGACTGCACGAAGAAGTACAAGCGTGGTGTCGGTGTCAGCTCGAATGGCACGGGCGGCCTCAGTTGCGCAGCGGGAGGGCGATCCAGACGATCTCGGTGCGGTCGAGGTCGGGCTGCGGCGCGCCGGCCGACTCAATCATCCGCTTCACGATCGCGACGATCCCCTGCGCGTCGCCGTCGTCCACGTCGGCGAGCGTCAGCTCTTTCTTGTGCTTGGCACAAGCGCCCCAGGTTAGCAACGCGGCGGGAAGATACGCGTTCTCGTGACCAGGCGGGAAGAACTTCACGATCGGCATGTACGATGCGAGGTGCGTGCACAGAACCGTTGGGTCGTTGGGCGTCAAGTAGTGCACGCACGTCGAGGGCCCATTGTACTGACGGGCAATCGACTCGAACAGCTCCCGCTCGCTTCGTGTGCACCTTCGCATCACATCACCTCACGTCGCGCATCTGAAATGCACGAACGCAGAGCTGGAACTTCGGCACCAGATCGTCGTCGATCGACGAGCCGTCCGCGCGACAGATTCTGACGCGGATGTAGTCGCGACGGCCGATAAGGATCGGCGCACGCAATCTCGTTGGATCGGTGCGCTCGTGCGGCGAGATCTTCTCGAACGTCGCGAGGAACTTTTCCCACGCAACGTGCGCGTCCATGAGCATTGCGATCGGTGCCATGAACTGCGTACTGTTACAGACGCGTAAGTCGAGCGAGAAGATACTGCGTTCTCCACGCTTGTGAAACTCGTCAGGAACAACGTTGACGCCGTAGATCGAGAGATCACCGATTTGCTGAATCTCGATCACGTTCGCCGGAACGGTCCACTCTTGCCACAGCTCGATCATGTTCATGACCGAGCCTGACCACACCTTCTCAAAGACGGGGCGAATAGGTTTCATCGCGATCACCACACGTCGTCATCTTCTGGTTCGGGGTGGAGGATGACGTCGCCGGTCGACGGCGCGCGGTCGTTGCCGCCGATGTCAGGATCGCCTCCGGTCGCCTTCCCCCCGTGTTTCGCGGCCCACGTGGCGAGCCCAAAGACGAGACGGGCCGCTTCCTTCGCCGCCGCTTCGACGTCTGCTGGAGAGAGAAGACCTGAGAGACCGGAGACCGCCGCCAGCTCCAGCATAGAGAGTGGCGCACCGCCGAGCGCCAGCGGCACGAGTCCGATTGCCACCTGGAGAACGCTCTCGATCGTGACGGCCATTCAGCCCTCCCGTGCCGGTGGCGCGGGGTCGACCCCGTGGCGCGCCTCCCGGGCGATGGCGTGCCCCAGGTTCGCGAGACAGTTGCCCAGCACCTCGGCTGCGACGTCCGCCGGGGTTCGGGTTGCGTACGGGAGGGCGGGCGGGTTGGTCTCCTCCCTCACGCAAGCGATGATGAGGACCTGCAGCTGCAACGCGGCGCCCCGCGCGGCGTCGTTGACGGTCACGGTCAGCCCCCGCCCGGCCCGTTCCCCGGGTCGTCCTCTGCCGTGATCTCCGGCTTCGGGAGGTGAGCGAGGACCGTCGTGAGCGCGAGGTGTGCGTGCTCGCCGAGTCCGTCCACCGCAGCGCGGAGCTTTTCGATCGCTTCCATCGTCAGACCAGCCGCGGCGAGCGCAACCCACGCCGGGCCGGTCGGATTCCCGAACACACCCATGAGCTTAGCTCTTCCCGAGCGGGATGGCGAAGTGGATCGGGAACGTCTGCGTCGTTCCGATCACACGGCACTCGACGGTGACCACCGCACCACCCAGCACGAGCGCACCACACGCGGGCTGGCATTCGATCGTCGAGCCTGGCAACTTCACGAACGGTGCACCGGTGACGCAAGCCTCGTGGTTGCCAACGAGCAGCCCGTAGGTCGAGCCGTCGGGGGCGGTGACGGAGACGTCGGCCGACTTTCCCGAGACGCTACCGGCGACCGTCGTCTTCTGCAGCGCGCCACAGCCGAAGACGAGGCCGGTCATCACGACGGCGAGAAGGGTGAGCGTCCCGAGCTTCATGAAACCTTTCGACGCCTGCTGAAACGTACCACCACCGATCACAGGTGTGATCTCGTCAGGGTGCTTCCATCCGGTGAGGATCGAGCGGACGAGCTTTCCCGTCGGCGACGTCGGCAACGTGAATCGACGCGCGCCCATCAGCACGACGTACACGAACGGGAGGCAGACGAGAATCGACGCCTTCACCTGCAGAGAGAACGGCAGCGCGTTCACGATCGGTCCGAGGTCGATCGGCGTGATCTGCGCGAACGCGGACGCAGGCACGAGAAAAAGGACCACGAGGCACAGCAGGTAGAGACGACGCACGACGGGCAGGAACTCTCGCATTTTTTGGGCACTCCTTCGACTGGTGAACTGCGCGTGAAGAGGCTAGCCCGGTGTACGCCCGCGGGCCATTCCCATGATCTTGTCGAAGGCGCCTGACGCGGCTCGATCTGCTCCGCGATCGCGCGGCTGGTAGAGGTTCGAGAGGTCCGTGCCGTGCGGCGTCTTCGTCTGCGGACAGCCGCCGGTGGGAAGCTGCAGCGCAGGGAAGAGGGCGGCGTGCTCGCGCGAGTAGATCTCGGTCATTGCCTCGCAAAGGCCGAACGCGTCGAGGGCCAGCTCGATCTCCAGCTCATTCGCCTCGTCCACGAACTTCTCGCGCTCACGCGCCGGCATGGTCTGCTCGATCGACGCGCGCACCTCGTTCACGAAGGAGCGCTTCTCCATGTCGGCCGACCACTCCAACTCGCGGCGGAGCTGACGCCAACGCGGCGCGTTGAAGTGCTTGCACGTCGCGCAACGCGATCGCATTGCGTACGCGATCTCACCGGCTGTCGTCTGGTAGTCGAACGATCCGGGCAACGACGGCGTCACCATTGCACCGCCGTTGAACGAAAGCGGCGCTGACACAATCATCGATCGAACGGCTGGCGCGAGTTCCGGCTCCAGCGCGTGACCGTCGGGATCGTGTGTCGCCGGTGACACTTTGATCACGTCGTTGTGAATCTGCAATCCTTCGCTCATCACTTGTTCCTCGCGCGCTCAGCTTCGGTCACCGCAAGCTGCGCCTCGTTGAATGCGTTCGCGTCAGCAGCGTGTGAAAGACCGGCCATCTCGCGTCCCAACTCGATCAGGAACGTTGAAATGCGCGAAAGTGCATACGACTTCGAGTGGTGAAACCCGAGCTTCCGCGCGGCGATTAACACACCGCTCGTCGGATCCGCACCATTCACAGCGGTCCACAAAAGCTCGCGCATCGTTTCACTCGCGAGCCGGTTCGGGTCGATCGCCTTGTGGTAGGCGACGACCCGGCGGAACAGTTCCGGGTCCATTGTGAAGTTCACGCGGGGCTGCACTTCGGTGGCATATCTTCCCGACGGCATGGTGCGGACCCTAGAGAGGCGGAATCGCGCGCGTCAAGCTCGTCTTAGGCGAACGCCCGGAAAAGGGCGTGTGAGCGTTCTTTAAAATCACTTGCCTACGTATTGAGGGCACGTTGCCTACGTACTGAGGTCGAGACGTGCATCTGCGGATCCGACACCGGTACGTGGTCACGATTAGGATCCTAATCGTGGATCGACCGTGCAAGGTATTAAGAACCTCCTTACATGAATAATCCATTAGCCAGGTAGTATAGTTAGGCTCTAGCGTGTATAGGTATATGTCCTGGCTAACGGATTATTCGCGTACGCGGGAGGCCCTCCTCCCCCCTCCCCCCGGCCCAAAACAACCCTTAACGGTCATTTTCGCCCGCCAGCCATCTTGCCTCAGATAGGTTAGCCAGCTACGATACACACCTAAACAGGAGGAAACAGCCCATGCGAAAACCGTTCCACAACAATGCCGCCAGATACCCACTTGAGGCGTTCAAGCACTCGGTGCCCTACACGAAGAGCAGCAGTCAGTACGTGTCATCGATCCGCGTTTTGCTTGTGGCTGTTGAGGACACGAAGGGTGTGCCGCAGTGGCGCAACTTCGAGCGCGTCCTCGACCACTACCAGAGCCTCTCGAACAACGCGCAGAATCGCCTGCAGAAGGCGTGGCGTCTCTTCCTGGCGTACGCTGGTGCGACCGATGACCTCCCGCAGTTGGGGCTCGGCCAGGTCAAGGTTGCACCTCTCGTCGAAGCGCTCCGCCGGCTGATTCGCGCCTTCAACCCGTACGACGAACGCGGCAAGAGGTCGAACGCGCGGAACTACAACGTCGCGGACATGATCGACTTCACATGGAAGAAGATCGACGGGCGCTGGCGTGTGCTCGACGGAAGTCTGCGCATGGTTGGGTGGACGGCGCCCACCGACGTGCCCGCGCTCAAGAAGGTGCGCGACTGGGCGTATCCTGGCGGTCGCAGGTTGATCGACGGTGCGCTATTCATCCCCGTCTACCCGGGCAGCGACGAGAAGCGGAAGAAGACCGCGCTCTGGATGATCCTGAACCAGAAGCACGACAGCGTCGCCCTCGAAGAACTTTTGTGGCGCGAGAAGATCGCGGTATACGTCACAACGATTGATACGTCGGACATCGAAAAGGCGATCGACTACTACGGGCGCCTGCTCACGTCAAACACACCAGATCTCACCAACGAAGAACGCGAAGACAAGGCGCGGATTAACGTGTGGTGGGACAAGCGTGACGAAGTTATTCGAGGTCGATAGAACTAGAAGCGTCGGTGATGCCAACCACAACATCATCGACGCTTTCTAAGAACGCGCCGTCGGGGTCGTAACCGTTGGCGGTGTTGTTGAAGAGCTGCACCACGTTGCCGGAGTTGCCGTTACGTTCTTGCACGCGCATGTACAAACTGGTGTGCCCGTCCTGTGACGATACGCGACGGATCAGCTCTTCCGTTTCGAGTGTGTCGAGAATCTCACGAACGCGCCGTTTCAACCCGACCTTACTTCTTGTGATGATCTTGCCTTCGGTCATCGGTACACCGTTGATACACTCCAGCACCGAGTTGCGATCGCGTAGATCTTTCGTGCTGGCGAGCTTGTGACCGATCTCGATCACGCTCTCAATGTGCATGTTCACGATGCCGATCGCGTACGTCAGCTCCTCATCGTTGATCTTCCACTCCAGCCCAGTCCTTGCCTCGCCGCGGTCCCAGGAGAGCATGAGCGCGATCTTCTGGGCCATCGCGTGGGCACGGTAGATCGCGGCCACCGTCTCGTGTGTGCTGTCGTCCGCCCGCTTCTCGCTCTCGTGGTACCACTTCACCCATAGCGATCGGGCAGCAGGTGTGAAACCACTGCAGGGGCCGGCGAACGTGTCGAGCCCGGCCAGCGTCTGCAGCTTCATCACCACCTTCTCGCCGCCAACGCCGTCGGGCGGCTGCAGCTCGTTCGTGCGCTCGCGGTCGGTGTAGAAGGTGAGGAAGCGGGCGAGGAACCCGCCGATCCAGTCTGCCGGCTCGGTATGTCGTTCGAGGAACGAGACCGTCGAGCCGCCGAAGACGCTGACGCGAGGATTCTCGATCGCGCCGCGTTGCTTGTTGGCGAGAGCCCGACCGAGCGGCTTGTTGTCGTACGCGTGCGTCAGGAGCGTCTTGATCTGATTCGCGTAGCCCTTCTCCGTCTGCGCAAGGAACGCGCCGAACTCATCGTACGTGAAGAGGATGCGCTCCTGCGTGCGAATCGACTCCAGCATGCCCTCCGCCGATCCAGGCGTCTCGGGGATGGCTGCGACCTCCGAGCGCTTCAGCATGTTCTCTGCGGTGCCGACGGCAGCAGACTTACGCGATCGCGTGCTGGGGCCGACGCAAAGCGCGAAGAGATTGGCGTAAAGAGGAATGCCACCGAGTGGGATCCCGAGCGTTTCGGGCATCGTCTGCGAAAGGCAAATCAAGCCACCAGCGATGTGAAACGCGAGGTTCGCGTCAGTGCAACTCGACGCGTAGTCGACGTAGTCTCGCAAGAAACCTGATGGTGGAAGCGCTGCGCGTGCGTCTGCCTCGGTGATCAACCTCGGCTCCCTCTCACAGCAGTTAGAACGCGCCGGGTGCGGCCGGCGAACGCCAGACATTCCGCTTCACACCCCAACAAGTCAAGTTGACTTCACCGGTCCTTCAGGGCACCTTCCTCGCAACGCCACGGAGGGAAGACCTTGGCACGCAGCGTTTTTAAATTCACTCTCGCTCTCGATCTGCCTGTTGACGTTCGCGCACGCCTCTTCGGCGCGCGAACGGAAACCGGTACGATCCACGCTGAAATCCCTGGTGCTTTTGCAAAGGGCAACCTCGTCTTCGCGTCGTTGAATTGCGCGTGGATTGTTGAGGACGCTTTAAAAGCATTAGGCGTGTCCTTTGTGGTCACACCGCCGAAAGCTCACACGAAAATCAAGTGGAGCGACGTTGTCGCCGCCACGAAAGGTGAGCTTCGCGACTGGGTGCCTGATTTCATGGCGATCTACCAGAAGCTCGGCGTCGTGAAGCTAGTGAACGACCCCGACGAGAGCGGGCACCTTCACATGCCGACTGGTTCGGGAAAGAGCCTGACGTTCATCACCTGGGGTCTCTTCCGACCTGGCACGCTCGTGCTCGTGACGAAGGCGTCGAACCGCCGCGGGCTGCAGCGCGAGTTCCAGCGCTACACGACGGTCGAGCCGGTGATGATGTTTCCGAGTGCCGAGCGGAAGAAGAAGGACCCCGATCCGGCGCAGGTGATCGCAACCGCGATGGAAGCCGGCGCGCCGCCCCGCGCGATCATCGTTGGCTGGGAGACCGTCCCTGACTTCATCGACGTTCTGCTCTCGACGCCAATTACCTCGCTCGTGATCGACGAGATCCACAAGGGGCAGAACCACAAACGCTGGGCGAAGATCCCCGGCGCGATGGAAACCGGCCAGGAGCGCCCCGAGTTCCGGCAGCTCACGAACATCGCCGCGTGCATGTCGCGGCTCAGCTCGAATTCCCGCCGCCGACTGGGCGCAACCGCCACGCCGCTCCCCGACCGCCGCCGCAACCTCTGGGCTCAGCTCGACCTCGTGCACCCGCGATCGTTTGGCAAGGCGTGGGACTTCTTCCATCGCTACTGCGACGTCACCCTCACGAACCACGGCAACCTCGACAACAGCGGGAAGTCGAACACCGAGGAGCTGGACCGCCGCCTCGCCTTCGTTCGTCACCACGTCGACTCGTCGGTGACGCGCCGCGAGCTTCCGCCCTGCCGCCGGCAGGTTCTCTACATCACGAAATCACAGCAGTCCGCGCCCGGCGCCTTCGCGAAGGAGCTGGCGAAGGCATCGAAGATCGGCGCTCGCCGCGCCCTGGTCGAAATCCGCCTTGCCGAGGCCGCCTCCCGCAAGCGCAACGTGCTCGTCGAGTACGTGAAGGACGCCGTTGCCGGCGAGGGCGCGCAGGGCAAGGTCGTCGTCTTCACCGGCCGGCACAACGACTGCGACCGCCTGCTCACCGCGATCACGAAGGGGTGCCCCGGCGTGCAGGTGTGGATGGCCCACGGCGGGCACGCGATCAAGGAGCGCGACGCGATCAAGGACGCGTTCATGGCCCACCCCGGCCCGTGCGTCCTGATCGGCACTGGGAACGCGTGGGGCGAGTCGCACTCGTTGCAGGACACCGACCTCGCGATCTTCGCGCAGCTCCCGATCAACGCCCGTGAGCTGTGGCAGTGGGAAGGCCGCTTCACCCGTCACGGGCAGAAGCGCCCCGTCCTCATCGTCTACCCCGTCGCCGAGGGGACGGTCGACGAGCACATGAAGTCGATCCTCCTCGACAAGCTGCCCGACGTCGCCGACCTCCAGAAGGACTCCGCGTTCGAGAGCGCGGTCGGCGACCTCCAGGCCTCCGGGATGAGCGACGACGAGATCGTGGATTCACTTTTCGAGAAGATCGTCGGCGGAACTGCAGAGGGAGACGCAGCATGAGAATCGAAGAATGTCAGACGTGTCGCTTCTTCACCAAGACGAATGACAGATTCGGCGATGTCATGCTCTGCTTCCGCTTCCCGCAGGAGATTTTAAAGGAACCGATCGACTGGTGCGGCGAGTGGAAGCCGGAGGAGAACAGGCTCTGCCTCGCAGTCGGTCGGCAGATCACGAAGGGCTCGGCGGCGTCACAACCAATCAAGATCGGCAAGATCGAATTCGGAGGCTTCTCGGCGCGCGCCCCCGTCCATATCAACTGTTTGCGCGCGAAGGGACACGACGGGAAGCACGCCGATCACACCGAGGAGTGGGAGTGAGCATCTACAGCGCGTTACTCCGCGTGCTCTTCGGAACGCCAGCCGAGCGCGACGCTCACGCTTACCGCCGCCGCGTCCGTGAGCGCCACCTTGTCGATTTCAAAGGCACCAACACGTACTGCAGCGCCGCGAGCGGCTCGTTTTGCCGTCGTGACGTTCGGTGCGACGGTGGCAACTGCACGAAGCACTGCAACGCGCTGTGTCAGTGTGCCGGCAAGTACGAACTTGTTCACGTTGATCTCTCGTTTCTCAAGTGAGGCTTACAATGAAGCGAAATTTGGCTGCAGTGAAGAAGGATCTCACCCCCGCCGAGCGTGAAATGAAGGCGCGCGTCTCCGAGGCGCACGAGCTGATGGCGAAGGTCCGCAAGGAGACCGTCCTGCTCCTCGCCTCCTGCGATCTCATGCTGACGGTACTCGCCGCTGGCGCGACGGGCCCCGATGCGCAGCAGGTGTTCGACCAGCGCACGCGTAGGTTCTACCGAGCGGTGCAGGACACCGTCGCCGCCGCCGACTTCTACGCGCAGAAGTTCATGGTCGTCGGGAAGCAGACGCCGCGCGGGCGGTGGGCGAACCTCCGCGATCGGATGAAGACGCGATGGGCCCGGATCACGCACAACATCCGCGCCTGGAAAGCCCGCCGTGCTGCGCGGAGGTCGCCGTGAAGAGCTTCATCCACCACCTCGTCTACACTTCGCTGAACCCCGGAGATCGCCCACTCGCATGCGCGCGCACGTTCAACGAAGCAAAGACGGTGGCGCTCGCGAAGGGGCACCCGCGGGCGATCGTGACCCTGTTCGTCTCCGGGTCGTCGGTGACCGAGAACCCGCCGTGCCCGGTGTGCCGCCCTCGGCTGTAGCGCTCTTCCTCGCCGAGCACGCGCAGGATCGTTTCTTCTGCCCGTTTCTCGGCGGCAACGGCGCGACGATCTCGCTGCAGGAGTGCAAGAACCGACAGCTCCTTCCCGAGCCGAAACATTCGGCCGCCGGGAAAGAGCACCGTTTCAAGCTGCGCCGCGCCTTCGACGACTTCTGCCGCTCCGGTGACTGCAAGCTCGGCCGCGACAACCGGCGCGTGCTCGTGCAGCTCAAGAGGAAGCCATGACCGTTTCGAATCCACTGCTTTGCACCCCGCCGCGCTTCGTCGAGATCGTGCGCGAGTTCTTCGGAGGGCAGATCGATCTCGACCCATGCCCGAACCTCGCCTCGACAGTTTGCGCCGCGCGTGAGTGCTATAGACCCGAGTGCAACGGGCTCGTCACGCCTTGGACCGGACGCGTCTACGTCAATCCGCCGTGGGGTTACGACTACCTCACCGAGGCGAAGACGCTCGTGCCCTGGCTCGCAAAGTGCGCCGGTGAGGCGAACCACGGTGCCGAGATCATCGCCATGATCCCGACCGCACCCGGCTCGGAATGCTGGCGTGACCACGTGCTCCCGTTTGTGAAGGCAGTCTGCTTCGTCGACACCGAAGGTGCGACGCCGATCTTCATGGCGCAGCCCGACGGAACGGCCGGCGAAGAGGTCGCAGTTTCCTTTCTCTACTACGGGATGAAAATCGAGCGCTTCGCTCACGGTACGAACCCGCTTCACTCCCCGTTCGCCGGCTTCGCGTCGATCGGTTCTGTCTGGAGGCCCGCGTGACACACCTCGAAGAAGCACTGAAAGGAAAATGAACATGAAAGTGAAACCGATCGCCTTCGTCGCCTCTCCGTACGCCGCCACGACGAAGGAGGACGTCGATCGCAACGTGAAGTTCGCGCAGACGGTCTGCCGGCGGATCGCGTTGGAGACTGGCGCGATGCCCTTTGCACCGCACCTCCTCTTTCCGCAGTTTCTCGACGACCACGACGTCTTCGAGCGCGAGCACGGAATCGCCTACTGCTCGACGATGCTCGACAAGAGCGCCTTCGCCGCGTTCTTCGTGCCGGAGTGGACGCCGAAGCCGTCGAGCGGGATGGAGCAGGAGCTTCTCGAAGTGATGGGGCAGCAGCGTCTGCAGAACGTGTACGGAATCGGCTGGCAGCAGCCGACGCGCACGCTCGGACACTGCGAGTTCACGCTCGAAGGCCTCCTGACCCACCTCGCCGATCTCTTCCCGCCCATCGCGCGCGCCGCTTAGGTGAGCTGTCCGAGTCCACTGGCGCTGTCGGACGCCGAGCTGGTCGCGTCGTTCCTCCAGGGGGACGACGGGACCGCCTGGGCGACGCTCTACGCCCGCCACGCGTGGCCGCTCGTCTGCTACCTCATGAGCCACGGCGCGACGTCACACGATGCGCAGGACGCCGCCCACGATGCGTGGCTGGTCGTGTTCACGTGGAAGGCCCTGCGCCCCGGCGCGAGTCTCCTGGCGCTCCTGCGTGTGGTCGGCAAGCGGACGCTCGCGGAGGGCCGGCGCAGGATGCGCGTGCACCTCGCGAACATCGTCGATCTCGAAGCGCAGGGCGGCAAGCCGAGTGGCGCACGCTCGTGTGCCTACTGCGACGAGCGCGTCTCGTCGCACGGGCTCTGCAAAGCTCACGCGGCGCGTCGGGCCCGCGGGGTGACGCAGATGCAGATGATCGCACCGGTCAGAAAACGAACCTCGAAGGAGACGACATGAACGATCAGTGGAGAGTGGGCACTCAGGTCTGTCGAAACGTGTACGACGGGCCGAAGGGCAAGGGGAAGATGGTTGCCGTCATGGTGGGGCCGATCGACGAGGCCCGCGAGCTGGCGGTGCGCGTCGTGGAGGCGGTGAACGAGGTCAGGAGCGCAACGGCGTCGTGCGGCTACGAGCACAGCCTGCGCGCCTGCGAGAAGTGCGGCTGGTGCCCGCACCCGTCCGTGTCGAGGCTGGTCGACGCGTTCGCGAGTACGCAGGCCAAGCTCAACAAGCTGCACGGCGATCTGGAACTCGACGTGCTGGCACGCCTGAAGACGACGGTGAAGCAGTGGAAGACGCCCGCGCGTGCCTTCGAGACCTTCGGCGAGGAGAATGACCAGCCGCGCCGCGCGCGTCGCCTTGCACGCGAGGCGGCTTACGAGGCGGCGGCGCAGGAAACCGAGGTCGTGATCGAGGCGCTGCACGCGCTCTTGTCAGAGGTCTGATCTAGGGTGCCGTTATGCGGGTCTTCTCGTGCGTAGTCTGCGGTCATCAGGTCGAACGCGGTGACGACGAACCCGAGCCGACCGGCTGGGTGCGAACGCACTACGCGATCGGTAAGAAGAAGATCGCGACCGCGTTGTACTGCAGTGCCGCGCACGCGCAAGTCGACGCGAAGCACAGAAAGTTGAGGGTGGTGCCGTGAACGAGAAGATTCTGATCGACGCTGGGCCTTCACGGAGAGGCTGGCACCGGATCGAGTCCTTCCTGCGCTGCCCGCAGCTCTACGCGTTGCGGTACCGATCCCACTCGTTGAAGCGCGACGGGCAGGCGTCCATGCCCCTCATGCGCGGCTCGATCGGCCACGTCGGCCTCGCGCATCACTTCGCGCGCCTGCGCGAGGCGCAGCGGAAGGGCAACCCGAACCTCTACTACACGCCGCGCGAAGCCATGGAGATTGCCGCGCCGCGCCTCGGGCCGCTCGCCGTGTCGCTCCTGCCGGTCGCGCAGATCACCGTCGCCGAGTACCTCTCGGGCCACGCCGACGAGGGGTTCAAGATCCTCGAAGTCGAGCGTGCGTACGAGACGGTGCTGCGCGACATGCGCCCGCCGCGTCACCCCTCCGTCGCCGACCCCGAGACCGGTGGCCGGCGCGTCGAGTTCACCATGCGCCCCGACCTGATTATCGAAGATCAGAGCCGACGCAAATGGGTACTGGATCACAAGTTCGTGACGTACACGCGCCGCTCGACCTCGACGCGCTACACCAACAGCGGTCAGTTCTTGGCACTTCGCATGCTTGGGCAAACGCTCTTCGGGCGCGAGTTCGGTGGCGTCAACGCGAACGTGCTGCAAGCCGCGCCGAACTGCCGCTTCGTGCGCTATCCGATCGATCCCGCGCCGGGGCTGCAGGCGCGCTTCGCGACGCTGGTGCTCGACGCCGAGGAGCGCATCGCGCAGCTCGAAGACGAAGATCGCGACGTCTTGGAGTGGCCGGCGACCGCGAGCGAACAGACGTGCATGACGGCTTATGGCGCGTGTCCTGCTTTTGAGATTTGTCGCTGGGGTGAAGGAGTTGTTGAATTTCCTGACGTTTGGGAAGAAGTGGCGTAGAGGCGCTCGTGCGCTTTTGAGCGGACTTTAAAAGCTGTGATCTGCTCAATGAAAAAAGATGGGTGTTGTTGTTGACGTGTGAAGTGTGAAGGCTTAGGTTCCTCACAACCGCAGCTCGCACCTGCGAGAGGGAAGAAAAAGAATGCAAGGGCAGTTCAACGAACCGTCATTGATCATGACGTACGCCCCGTCTGGTTGGGGCAAGACCGTCGACACCCTCTACTCCTTCCCCGATGCGCTCTTCATCGCACAACCGGGCGCGTTGAAGCCCTGGCTCAACGTCGTCGGATTGCCGTACGAGCCAGCGCACGCACCGAAGTGCAGGACAATTCCCGAGGCGACGCAGATCATCCGCGAGCATACGGTCGCGAAGGGCAAGACCCGCCGGTTCACCGCGATCGTCTGTGACGACTGGTCGCTCATGTGCGACGCGTCGTTCTCGCAGGTGGAGACCGACTTCCCGAAGGGTGGGATTCAGTTCTGGGGCGGCGTGCGGAAGATGCTGCTGGAGTTCCGGCAGGGCGCCCGCGACGCCGGCATGCACATCGTCATCAACTGCCACGAACGCGGCCCGCACACGGACGACAAGAAGGGCTTCGTCCGCGGCGGTCCGATGCTTCCCGGCACGATGCCGGAGGACTTCCCGAAGAGCTGCGACATGGTCCTCCGGGTGATGAAGGAGGACAGCTACCCCGACTGGCACATGGTCTACAGCGCCCACGAGGGCTCGGACGACTACGTCGAGAAGGACCGCCACGGCTTCGTCCCGCCCACCACCAAGCTCGCACCGATGAACCTCGGCGAGCTGATGCGCCAGGGCTTCCCCGAGGGCTCCGAGTTCGCCATCCGCCGGCCTCGCGGGCTGGAGTGGATGGAGAAGGTCGTGGAGCAGGTGGCGTCGCGCCTCCGCGGGACGTCACCCGGTGACGTGAAACAGAAAGAGATCCTCTCCGCGTTTCGCCCGCTGATCGAGTCGAAGTACACGAAGGTGATGCCACACATTCGGTGGATCTTCCGCGATGCAGTCGCTCGCGCAATTCTTCGCGACACACACGATCGCGACGCTCTCGCCGCGTACACCACCACCGTCGCCTAACAACCATTCGTCGGCGTTGCCGGCGATAACCAGCAGCAAGGAGGCATCAAATGGCACAGAAGGACTGGGCAATTTCGATCAACGTGGCCGGTCAGGCCCTCTTCGAGCCCGGCGACGCGTTCGAGCGCGTGCCGACGGGCCCCTACGCCGCCGTGATCGCGAGCAGCGAGCGCGACGCCTCGAAGACCGCCGGCTCGTGCGACAACATCATCTTCTCGCTCGACGTCACCGAGCCCTCGGAGAAGGGCAAGAAGCTGCGGATCTGGATGCCGATCGACGGCAACGTCGGCGAGGGCATCGTCGGCCGGAAGTGGAAGAACCTCCTCGTGTCGGTGGCGAAGGACCCGGCCGTCGTCGAGAAGGGGTCCGTCAACATCAACGCGAAGTTCTTCGAGAAGAAGCCGTGCTTCATCTACGTGCAGGACGTTCCCGGCAAGGACGCCAAGGGCCGCGACAACCTCCAGAACCTCACGTTCATCTCGAAGGAAATGTACGAGAAGTTCAAGGTCGAGGGGAAGGGCGCCGCCGCGGGTGCGTCCGCGACCGGCTCGCAGGGCAGCATGACCGTCTCGGGCGGCGCCACGCCGAACGGCACGGGCGCCGCCGGCTCGACGCCGCACACCGCCGAGTCCGTCTCGCTGGAGTAGCCGTCTCGTCTCTGGGCGGAAATACCACCACTAACGAAGGAGTCGAAGATGGACGGAGAAGCGCAGCCCAGCAGTGACACCACCACCTCGAACGGCGCAGCCAGGCCGAAGAAGAAGAGGCCGATCGTGAACCGCAGTTCCAAGAAGGAGAAGCGCGACTTCGTCGCGATCCGCGTGACTGCGGAGACGGCGTCGAAGGTGAACAAGCTCGCCGCGAAGATGCAGCTCGCGTCGGGTGACAAGACGATCGCGGGTGATGCGGTCGCAGCCGCCGTCGAGAAGGCGCTGCGCTAACCTCGAAGCGAGGTTCAACGTGGTGCCCTGCGCGGCTCTGGTGACGGCACCCCCGCACGTCGCCGGAGCCGCGCGCTTTTAAAAGGAGGTCGTCGTGCCTGTGTACCCGAAGCCGCGAGGCGACTGCGTTTACTGCAACGCTACCGCCGTCTACGAGAAGGGGAAGGAAGGGATGTCCGGCGATCTCCACTGGTCGAACGGTGCAGTCACCGAGCGCTTCGACGGCAGCGTCAGCTCGTGCTGCCCACCCTGCAACCGGAGCAACCTCGCTGCCGCCGAGGAGCGCAAGGCGAAGTTCGAGAACGCGCAGGCCCGCGCGATGCACGGCAAGAGGAACGGCAAGTGAGCACCACCGAGATCGTGCTCGAAGCCGTCGACTCAGTCGAGATCGAGCCGGGCCTGTCTGCTGGCCCGCCGCCCCAGAGCCCTACGCCCACCCCGCCGCGCGATCCGACGCTGGCGGAGATCGACGAGTTCGAAATCTGCCCGACGCCACCCGAGCTGGCGCTCGCGATTTGCCGGCGCGTCACTTCGCTGTTCCCGCACGTCGGGACGAACCGGCGCCAGATCGAGTGGATTCTGGAGCCGTCGGCCGGTGACGGGTCCTTCGTTACCGCCGCCAAGGCGACGTGGCCTGGCGCGATCGTCTGCGCCGTGGAAATGCGCCCCGAGTGCGAGAACGCGCTCCTCGCTGCCGGCGCAAACATCGTCACGATCGAGACGCTGGAGGACTTCCTCACGTCGCAGGCAGGTCAGCTTGCAATGAAGAGCGCCGACCTCGTCCTCGGCAATCCGCCGTTCACGAAGGCGGAGGCGCATCTCCGCGCGATGCTCGCGCTCATGAAGCCCGGCGCGATCCTGGCCTTCCTGCTGCGCGTCGGCTTCTACGAGAGCTTCGATCGCCTGCTCTTCTGGGAGCAGCACCCCGAGGACTCCTTCTCGCCGATCGTGCCCCGCCCTGGCTTCAAGAAGAACGGCAAGGGGAAGAAGGGCACCGATTCGCAGTCCTACGCGCTCTTCTGCTGGGTCGTGCCGGCCGTCGGTGAGGTGCCAGCGCCCCCGCGCCGCTACCCGCACCTCGTCTGGCGTCAGGAGGTGAAGAAGAAGCCACGCAAGCCCCGCGTGACGAAGGAGCAGAAGGTGGCGCTCGCGCTGGAAGAGGCGAAGAAGAAGAGCTTTACCGCCACCGGCCCGTCGTTCGATCTGGAGTGACAATGGTGGCGCCATTCGAAGCGAAGGTCGAAGCACGCGTCGTCGAGATCGACTACACGAACCACCGCGGTGAGCGTCGCACGCGCCGGATCATCCCGTGCCAGCAGACGCTGCGCTTCGTCGAGACGCCGCACCACACCCCCGCGCAGTGGGTGTTCGACGCGTGGGACGTCGAGCGCAACCTGCAGCGCACCTTTGCCTTCAAGAGTGTTCACTCGTGGACCGTGGTGACGTGATGGCACCATTCTTCTTCTTCTCTACATGTGCGGCAATGTTCGCGGCAATCTTCGCCGGCCGCGCGGATCTCGCCGTGATGCTATTGATCGCGGCGGGCGTCTGGCACCTCGCGAGTGACATCAGCATGCTGTGCGACCGTGACAAGGTCGATCGTGCTCACCGTCGCGCGTACGAGTCGCACCGCGCGGGAGAAGGTACCGGTCGGTGAACTACGACCCGCAAGAGCATGGGGCTCGGTGCCGAAACTGCGGCGATGTGAAACCACGCGGTTGCCGTCACTTTTGTTCCAGACTTTGTCGCTTCAGTTGGGAACGGTTAAACAGCAACGCGAAGCACTATGTTGGCGGTGGAAGCAAAAGTCCAGGACGAGTTCATGTTGTAGTTGCTGAAAAAGCATTAGGGCGCACAATGCCGGAAGGTTGGGAAGTTCATCATGTAAACGAAGTGAAAACAGATAATCAACCGGAAAATCTCGTAGTTTGTCGTGAACGACGAACGCACATGTTGTTGCATTGTGTGCCGTCGCTTCTCCGTTTTGCAGTGTGGCTCGGTAAAGTCGAAGAGTCCGTTCGTTTTTTTACGCCACCTGAATCAAAAAACGAACGGTGGTGCGTTAGATGCGGACAATTGAAAAGTGTAGACGACTTCTACAAGAGAAAAAGTCGTAGTGGGTTGCGTGGGTACTGTAAGGAGTGTCATTAGATGGCGTACGACCCGAGGGCCCACGGTGCGCGCTGCGACACTTGTTGGCTCGCGAGTCGTCGCGAGGGCGGCCCGGTCCCAATCGAAAACCGCGACGTGAAGACGATCGTCGTCGGCGAGGCGCCCGGCAAGGACGAGGTCGAGGTCGGGCGACCCTTCGTCGGGCGGAGCGGCCAGGAGCTAATGGTTGCGCTTGGCGGCTACGGGCTGCGCCGCAGCGACGTCGCCCTCACGAACACGCTCCTCTGCCGCCCGCCCGGCAACGAGCTGGCGAAGATGGAGTACGCCCTCGGGCGCGAGAACAAGCGCCGGAAGAAGCTGAACCAGAAGCTCGCCGAGGGCGAGCGACCCTACGAAGTGCTCCCGCACCCGGTCGACTGCTGCCGACCGCGCCTCCTCCGCGAGTTGCAGCGCTTCGAGAACGTGATCCCGCTCGGCGACACCGCCTACCGCGACGTCACCGAGACCGAACACGCGATCTCGAAGATGCGCGGCTCGTGCATCGAGGGGTGGGTGCACGACGGCGGCTTCGTCCCGATCGAGCACGGCGAACTCGCGCGCCCGCTCGGCTCGAAGCAGGTGAAGATCCTCCCGACCTTCCACCCCGCGCTCATCCTGCGCCAGCGGAAGTGGACCTCCGTCTTCCGCGGTGACATCGGCCGCGCGATCCGTTGGTTCACCGGGCGTCGCGGATGGAAGGACCCGCAGGTTCTGATTCGGCCGACGTACGCGGAGCTGGACGCGTTCCTCTCGCGACGCGAGCGGTTCTTCGCGTGGGACGTCGAGACGAACGCGAAGGAGGCGCTAATCGCGAAGATCCGCTGCGTCGGCGTCGGTACCACCGAGCTGGTCATGGTAGTGCCATTGCTCTCCACCGACGGGTTCACGCGGTTCTACACCGAAGCGGACGAGGCGTGGATCCGCGTGCGCCTCGCGAAGTTCCTCGCCGACAAGTCGATCCTGAAGTGCGGCTGGAACAGCGGACTCTACGACCGCACCGTCTCCGAGCAACAGCTCGGCGTGACGCCGCGCCGGTGCTTCGACGGGATCCTCGCGCATCACGCCGTCGAGTCGGAGATGCCGCACAACCTGGGCTTCGTCGGCTCGACGCTGACAGACATCGTCGCGTGGAAGCAGGACTCAGAGGACGTGCTCAACGTCAGCGACGAGACGCTGTGGGAGCGCAACTGGAAGGACGTCGCCGTCACCGCGCGCGTCGTCGAGCCGCTCTCGCAGGCGCTGGAGCTGAAGCAGCAGGTGGAGGTCTGCCGCAAGGACCACAAGGTCCAGCAGGCCTGCTGGGGGATGCACCGCGTCGGCATGCTCGTCGATCCGGTCGCGCGCGACGCGCACGGTCGCCGTCTACTGAAGGAGCTACTCCAGAACCGCGCGACGATCCGCAAGCTGATCGACGACCCGAACTTCAACCCCGGCTCGTCGATGCAGGTTGCCGAGCTTCTCTACGAGAAGTGGGATCTGCCACCGGTGAAGCTCTCCGAGAAGACCGGCGCGCCCTCCACCGACGACGACGCCCTCCGCGAGTACCGCGTCAACTTCAACCTCACGCCAACGCAAAAGACGGTGATCGAGTGCACGCGCAAGGTGCGCCGCGCCGTGAAGTACCGCGGGACGAACGTGCTGAAGTTCCGCCGTCACAACGAGCCCGTCATCCTCGACGAGTTTGCCGAGGACGTCGAGGAAACCTTCGAGGAGCGCGTCTATCGCGAGCGGAAGGATCTGAAGAAGCAGGGGATCCTGCTCGACGACGGGCGTGTGCACTCTTCGTGGAACTCGCACGTCGCGACGTCGGGCCGGCTCTCCAGCAGCGATCCCGCCATGCAGAACTGGGATCGCACGCTGCGCGACATGATCGTCGCCGGGCCCGGCCACAAGCTCGTCGGCGCCGACTCCGACCAGCTCGAACTGCGCTACCAGGCAGCGCACTGGAAGCTCCCGAAGATGCTCGCCGTGTTCAAGGAGGGCCGCGATCCGCACCATGAAACAGGCATGGCGATCTTCGGCCGGGCCGCCGCGGAGACACTCGCGCGAGCTGTCGAGTGGGCTGCTGCGCAGCCGCTCAAGGACGACAAGCCGGTGAAGGCGAAGAGCCATCCCGCCTACGGAAAGATGCGTGATTTCGCAAAGCGCTTCCGCTACGCGTGCGCTTATGGTGCGCAGGACAAAACGATTCACCGCGTGATCTCCTCGGTCGAGGACGACGGTGGCAATCTGATCTACGCCGACGTCTCTGTCACCGACTGCGCGAATCGACGCCGTGCGCTTCTTGACGCCGATCCTGAATATGAGATCGGGTGGGCAAACGAGATCGCGACGTGGCGCCGGCAGGGCTGGCTCGCCGAGCGGATCTGGGGCCGTCGCCGCGAGTTCCTGAACGGCGAGCCCGACTCAGACGACGAGTCCTCCGACAACGAGATTCGCAACTTCCCAATCCAGTCGGCCTGCGCCGCAATCATCCACGACGCGACGTTCGAGCTTCTCGACGAGATCCCGTTCGAGAAGTGGGGGCCCGGCACCGGTCTGATCCACCAGGGGCACGACGCGCTCGTCGTCGAGTGCCCAGAGAGCGAGGCGAAGAAGGTCGCCGCAACGCTCATTCGCGTGATGACACGCACGTACGCTGATCTCGACGTTCAGTTCAAGGCAGAGGCGAAAATCGGTAATCGCTGGAGCGAGGTGTGACAATGGCAAACGGATCCGAAACTGAATTGAACCCCCTACCGCTCGCAACGTGTGACGTCTGCCGCAAGCAGAGCGACGGTGCGAAGAGCGTCACCGTGAAGGCCTTCCTCTGCGGCACGCACTACGACGCGTGGCTGCGCTCGGCAGAGCTGCGCGAGCCCACGCCGATCGCCGACGCGTACGCCGCCTTCCTGGAGCGGATGCGCAAGGCGTACGTCGGCTGCTGGGACAAGGACGGCGTGACAGTCTGGCTCACGCGCGACGAGTGCATCGAGAAGCACAAGTTCGACCCGACGGGCTACCCCGACGAGGCAATCAAGTCGAAGCTGGCGCGCTCGTCGACCACGGGAGCCTATCAGCGCGTCTGGGCCTCCGAGGCGATCGTCGCGTACGCGCTGCACCTGCACGTCATGGCAACGGGGGTGGAGAAGTGAGCCCCGCCGCGCGCCTGCTGCTCTCGCAGATCGAGTTGCTGCGCAACGAGGCCTCTGACCTCGCGCTCGCCTCGCACCCGAAGGAGCTGGACCCGGTCGAGTGGATGGCGACAGCCGCCTATCGCGACATGCGCTTGGTCCTTCGCACGCTCGAAGCGCGGATCGAGAAGCTCCTGCCGATCTACTGGAAGGAGCGCGAGGTCGAGCAGAGCTGCCCGTTCTGTGGCTACGGCGAGTGGGAGATCACAGGCACGGTCGGCCGACTCTCCTGTTCGAAGTGCCGTGCGATCGCGCTCATTGGCGTCGCGCACGAAGTGAAGAAGATCGAGGCCTGACCCATGCCCGGCAGCGACAACCTCGACGAGCCGCAGAGCCCACTCCGTCGTCTATTCGTTGCTCACCCAAAGTCACTCGCGCAGGAGGCCCTCGACGATCTCGTCGCCGACGTGCGCAGGTGCTTCGAGGGGCGCGTGCTCGCGAGCGGCGTGCCCTTCCGCTTGCAGGTGACGACGGGGCGCGAGGCGGCGACGGAGTGGGCGAAGGGGCGCGACGGGCTGCCGTTCAACTGGAACGCGTGGATCGACTACGTCACCGGCGGTGTGTCCCCGTTCGGGGGGGAGCCGCGGTTCCACTACTACGTCGTCGGCCCGTCGCAAATTGTTGGCAGGGGCACCGCGCCGATCGTGAGGCGTGCGCTCGCGAAGCGCCGCTCCGTGCTCTACGTCGAAAAGGAGGTCGAGGTTGAGACCGGGAAGGTGCTGTCGCAGACGCTTCGCAAGGTGACAGCCGTCGTCGCCGCGAACGAGAACAACTGGAAGGCCGGCTGGTACGTGAGCTTGGGCTGACCATGCCGCGCGATCCCACCCACTTCAACCCGGTGCTCGTGAAGGTCTACGCGACCGCGTACGAGACCGAGGATGGGCTCCTCGTCGTCACCCGCGACTTCGAGAAGGTCTGGCTGCCGAAGTCGCAGATCTGCGAGCACAGCGGCGTGAAGCACCTCGGCGACTCCGGCGACCTGATCGTGCCGAAGTGGCTCGCCGTCGAGAAGGGTTTGCCGTTCCTCGTGCCGGGCGACGGGTCCGCGATCGATCTGGAGTGACTATGAGTAATGTCTATCGAGTGGAGATGGGGAGTGGCGTCGCCGAGCTGGACAAGGTGCCGGTGCGCCTGCGCGTGTTCTACATCAAGGCCGACTCCGCCGCGGACGCCGCCGTGCGTGCGGAAGTGCAGAGCGAGGCGACGGGCAAGACCGACCGCGAGGTCCGGTCGCTGCGCCTCCTCGGGGAGCTGATCGAATGAGCGCGCTCCAGTTGTGGCACTACGTCGCCGCTCGGGAGAACATCCGGCGCGCCCGCGCGCACGGAGAGCCGTGGCCCTGGACGCAGGACGCGATCCTCCGCAAGTACAAGTTCACGAACGTGCGGCGCATCCACGACCGTACGACGCAGGCCTTCCTGAAGGTGTACCAGGCAAACCACGAGGCCCTCCCGCACGTCGCTCTCTACAACTGCGGCGTCTGGCGCTGGTTCGGCACCGAGGACTTCATGGAGGCGGTCGGCTGGCAGCTCGACCACGACGAAAGCTGGCTCCGGCAGGCACATGACCTCTGCGTTTCCAGCGGCGCGCGGCCCTGGACGGGGGCGTACACGATCGCCGCGGGCGCTGCCGGCGTGCCGAAGTGGAAGGTCGTCGCCGAGCGGCTCGGCGCGCTCTGGCTTGCCGCCAAGGACGTCACCGACGCGATCCGATCGGAAGCGTCCTGGGCGGCCGGCTACGCGGAGCTGCGCGAGCTGCCCGGATTCGGCGGCTTCGGGTTCATGGCGAAGGAGGTGCTGCAGGACTGGCTGCTCTGGAACGACTGGTGCGATACGAGCGTGGACGTCCTCGACGAGGCGACGTGGACGCCCATCGGGCCGGGCGCCCGGCGGGGGCTGAACCGCCTCGCGCTGCGCCCGATCGCGAAGCAGCAGAGCGAGCAGGCTTTCCTCGCTGAGATCACAACGCTTCGCACATTTATCAACGAGCGTTGGCTTGCTACTTTCAAAGACGAGACGCCGCTCACCGCGCACGACATTCAGTTCTGCTTGTGCGAGTTCGACAAGTACGAGAGAGTGCGCCTCGGGGAGGGAAGACCCCGCTCGACATACAAGCCGCCCGAAGCGCTACCGCTCGCACCGGCCGCCGCGTCTGACGACGCGACGTCTTTTGATCTGGAGTGAACATGGTAAACTTTCTCGCACTGTTGAGCGCAGAAGCAAAGCGTACGCTCGCGGACGACCTCTGGAAGCAGATTAAGCACGGCGACGACGAGCACCGCGAGTGGCTGCTCCAGGCACTGCACGACTACTTCGACGGGAATCCGGTGCTGAAGCCGCCACTCCCGCCCCAACTGCGCGTTGCCGCGCAACCCCTTGTCGCAGAAGGAACTCTTACGTCGCCGTTCAAACATGCATCACGCGCTGGCAGATGATCCTCGCGCGAGAGCGCGAGCACTGCATTCAGAACGGCGCGCAAGCCTGGACGCAGGCGGTGAAGGAGCTGGAGGATCTCTACGTCTTCAACATCGCAGATGGAAAGTTCTTTGGGGTGCCGGGCTCGACCTCCGACGCCGAGATCGATGCCGAGATCGCCATCGAGCGCAGGGAGCGCAAGGCGTGGCACCTGCTCGACGAGCTGCGCGCTGCCGGGTGGGCCGTCGCCGTCCACAACGACTATTGGCAGGGAATCGGTGTTGGTCGGCAGCGCTTCACGTTCTGGCTCTTCACGAACGGTGATCGCAGCGTGAAGGGTGAAGGGCCCATCGACGCGGAAGCGCTCCAGCAGATCCGATCCGATCTCGTCGCTCGCGGCGAGCTGAAGTAGACACCAGACGCACCACGCACAAGGGGAAGCACATGATCGTTCGACTCGTCTCACGCCCGCAGTTCATCGCCCTCCCGCCTGAAATGGGAACCCCTCACGCCGATCAGCTCCTCGGCCCCGACGCCCAGAAGCTGATCGAGACCGCTGGCCGGATTTGTTATGACTCTTTCGGGGGAAAGGCGCGCAGCTCCGGCGCCTTCGCGCAGCACCTGCAGGAGGTCGGGCACCTGAACCCGACCTACCACGCGAACTTCTCCTTCTTCATCAGCGGCGTCTCGCGCGGTTTTTCGCACGAGTTCGTGCGGCACCACGTCGGCTGCTCGCCGTCGCAGCGCTCGACGCGCTACTGCAACGAGAGCGACTCGCCGTGGATCCCGCACCCTCTCCTCAAGGAGATCTTCAGCATCGAACGTGAGACGTATGTCGTCGAGGGCTCGACCGCCGATCCCATGAAGATCGGGTCGCTTGAAGATGAGTGGGACGGCGTCATTCAGATCGCACAGCGTTTCTACCGTCGCGCCGTCGATCGCGGTGAACGGCTCCTCGAAGGGCGAGGCGTCGACAAGCTCACCGCCCGCAAGCAGGCCCGCGGCGCCGCACGCGGTGCGCTCGGCAACGCGCTGGAGACAGAGATGATCTGGACCGGCAACGTCGAGGCGATCCGCCACGCGATCGTGATGCGCGGCAACGGCGCCGCCGACGCCGAGATCCGTGCGGTCGCTGTCAGACTGCTGGAGATCATGGTGGCGGAGCTGCCGGTGTACTTCAACGACTTCGTCGTCTCGCCGAGCCCCGACGGCATCGGTGAGATCATCACGAAGATCGAGGCGGTGAAGAAGTCATGAGCCAGGAGATGAAAATGCGACCCTACGTGAAGCACGTGAAGTCGAACCTGAAGGGCGGTGTCGACGTCGAGCTGGGCTACCGCACGCTCATCGTCGGCCCGAACGGCAGCGGGAAGAGCGCGATCACGAACTCGCTGGAGTACGCGCTCACCGCGAAGATCTCGGACGTCGTCGGCCGCACGACCGTCGCCGACGTGAACCAGCTCCTCACGCTCGGACCGGGCGAGGCGATCTTCTCCGAGGCGCTTCTGCTGGAGCACGAGATCGAAGGTCTCGTGCGCGTCGAGACGAAGGGGAAGAAGTCGACGACCGCGCTCCACCCGAACGCGTTCCCGCTGCGCGAGGTGCGCGAGTCGCTCGGCGGCGCGGTCGACACGGTGCGCAAGTTCTTCCTGCGCATGGTGGCGGGGAAGGTCACGCAGGAGGACGTGACGAACAGCCTGCCCGGCCCATACCACAAGCTCTTCGAGGAGGTGATCGTCGGAACGCCGATCAACACCGCCGCGGTGGACCTCCTCCTGCACGCGCTCAGCAAGGCCAGCGAGCGCAAGCGGGATCTCGCGAGCGAGGCGAAGACGTCCACCGCGATCGTCACCGAGACGACGCAGGGCCTGCAGGCGATCAGCGCCGGGCAGATCCAGGCGGCGCGCGCCGCGCTCGTCACCGCACGCAACGAGGTGATCGCGCTCCGGCACGGTCTCGCGAACGCACAGCGCATCGCCGAGTGTGTCACTTCCGCCGACACCGCCAGCGCCGAGATCGACAGGCTCACCGAAGCGCTCGCCGTGATTCCCGCGCCGGCCGAGGCCGATCGCGTGCGCGAGCACCTCGTCGAGCTTCTGAACTTCGCGCGGATGAAAGGGCTCGGCGCGTGCCCGTGCTGCAAGCAGCAGGAGCGGGGTGAGGGCCAGGACGAGCAGAAGTTCACCTCCGCGTTCTGGGGTGAGCGCCTCGTACCCGTCGGCGCGAAGCACGCCGAGCGGGCGGCGCAACTCGAAGAGCACACGCGGCTCACGCGGCAGATCCAGCAGGCGAAGGAGCGTCACCGCCAGGCGGAGGCAACGCTGCTCGCCTTCTCCCGCGAGGACGACGCGCCCGCGCCTGGCGAGGAGGTGCCGCTCTACAACACGCCCGACCTGATCGAGGTCGCGCTCGCTGACGCGAAGGCGCGCGAGGTCACCTGCGAGGCGGAGGTGATCCGGCTGGAGCGCGGCTCCAGCGCCTGGGAGCAGGCGCGCCGCTCGCGCGACATCGCCGCCGAGCGCACGATCCAGTCGACGCAGTGGTCGGGGTTCGAGGACGCGCTGAAGGAGACGATCGGGACGCTCCTCGATGGGGCAGTCACCGCCTTCACCGAGAAGGTGCAGCACTTCCTCCCGCCGAGCGATCGGTTCTTCCTGCAGCTCCGCGACGGCGAGCGTGAGATTTGCCGCTACGGCTTTGCGCGCTCCGCGGAGGTGCAAGGCGACATCACCGGTGGCGCGCCCGACCGCTACGACTCCGCGCTCTCCGGCGCCGAGTGGGCGCGGCTCTCCGCGGCACTCGCGTCGGCGTACCTGGGTGACAGCGAAGCGCTCGCCGTGATCATCCCCGACGACCGAAGCTGGGACCCCACGAGCCTCGGGCGCGTCATGCGTGCGCTCGAAGCCGCGCCCGCCCAGGTGATCATCGCCACCACCACCGAGCCGCTCGACCCGCCGTCGGGCTGGACGGTGATCCGCACCGGCACCGAGCCGGCGCCGATCGATCTCGAAGCGGTGGAGCGCAAGGGCCTCGCGGATCTGGAGCGCGAGGCGGGCGACTACATCAGCGTCGGATCGTGCGCTCACGGCATCTCCGGCGCGCACTGCCTCGACTGCCGGCGCGATCGCGAGACCGCCGAGCGCGATCGCCGCAACGCCGCGGAGAAGGCGCGCGCGGCGAAGGAGGTGAAAGAGCAGAAGAACCAGGGCCCGGCGGCCGACGAGTCGACGCGGAAGGTGCCGCGCAAGCAGCGGAAGATCGACAAGCTCTTGGAGTGAGGAGGACACACCGTGAAGTTACTGACAGTCGACGATGTGAGACGGAACATCGCAGAGAAGGCCGAGGAGGAGATCAAGAACGCCGTGGCGCGGATCCACGCGCTCGCTGAGCAGCAGTCACGCATGCTCGACGCGCAGGCCGCGACGTTCACCGGCAGCAACGGTGATCTCGCGAAGATCGTGGTGGAAGCTGCCGCCTTCACCACCGACACGATCGACACCAAGAACTGGGGGCTCGGCGAGCGCGACGCCGAAGTGATGTTCGGGCTCTACCTGGACGGGCGGAGCGCGCCGATCGGCTACTCCGGCGGGCGCGGCTCGCGGCTCCAGCCCGGCCGGTACCGGTTCATCGGTGTCCTGATCCCGGTCAAGTAGGGCCGAAAAACCCCTGTAGTTCTGCCGTCCAGAAGAAACCGGTGTCCGATCAAGCACTGGTGCTTGATCGGACACTGAAGTTGTGCGAGAGTGCTTCTACCGGCCGCGAGCCGGGCCCGAAAGGAAGTTTTAAAATGACATCCGCTGCCTCCCCTTCCTGCCCCTCCTGCGGTTCCGAGATGAAGCTGCGCTCCGGCTCCTTCGGCCAGTTCTGGGGCTGCACCGGCTTCCCCAAGTGCCGCAAGACGGTCAAGTTCTCCGCTGGCTCCGCCGCGCCGGTCGCCTCCGACGGCACGCCCGCCACCGATCTGGAGCCCGTCGAGTCGGTCGCCGCTCCGGTCGAGCTGCCGCGCCCCAGCTACAGCGCGGCGCGCGAGGCCTTCGACGCGCTCACGGCGCGCCTCGACGCGAACCAGAGCAAGATCTTCAACTTCGACCCCGCGACCGGCAACCTCCGCGTCGTCGCCGCCGCCGGCTCGGGCAAGACCACGACGACCGTCGCCTTCCTCGCCGGGCTCGTCTGGAACTCGCACCGCAACGCGACGCAGATCGTCGCCACGACCTTCACCTCCAAGGCTGGCAAGGAGCTGGCGACGCGCCTCGCCGCGGTTCTCCCGCCCGGCGCCCTCGACATGATGCGCGTCGGCACGTTCCACGGTCTCGCGCTCCGCGCACTTCGCGGGAACGGCGCCTGGGACATGGGCCACTGCCTGGACATCGGTCGCCGCGCCCGCGGGATCCCGTCCTCCGCGAAGCTCTGGTCCTCGGTGCTCAGCTACGCTGGCGTCGAGGGTGTGCCCGGCACCGGCGTCGAGGGCCTCGGCCTCGAAGAGCCGGAGATCAAGACCTACCAGCTCGCGATCGACGTCCTCCGCTCGCACGGGCTCGTCGGTGGCGCGCTCGACGCGGCCGTCGCAGAGGTCGAGCAGGACCACGGGATCCCGTACCTTTCGCGCGCCTGGGGCATGGTGCAGGACGCGAAGCGCGCCCTCGGCGCCTGGGACTTCGCCGACGCGCTGCAGGCCTACCACGACGTCCTCGTGAACGCGCAGCCGACGCCCGGCCTCGTGGTGGTGGTGGACGAGGCGCAGGATAACAGCGAGCTGCAGATCAACATCGCCCGCCTGCTCGCCCGCGCCGGCACCCTGATCCTCGTCGGCGACGTCCGCCAGTCCATCTACTCGTGGCGCGGCGCCTTCCCGAAGCTCTTCCTCACTGCGGACAAGGCGATCGGCGCCTCGACGCTCGAACTCGACACGAACTACCGCTCGGCGAAGGCGATCGTCGACCTCGGCAACGCGGTCGCAGAGGGCAAGGAGTGGTCCCTCGGCGCCGACGCCTCCGCCGCGCGCGCCGACGCTGGCACGGTCTCGGTGAAGGGATACGAGGACCCCTCCGTCGAGGGCCGCGAGGTCGCCGCCTCCATCCGCGCCGCGACGCACGATGGCGCCTCGCTCGACTCGTTCGCGATCCTCTGCCGCACCAACGCAATGAGCGGCGCCTTCGAGGCCGCCCTGGTCGGCGCCGGTATCCCCTGCGTCGTCGTCGGCGGGCAGCCCTTCTTCAAGCGCTACGAGGTCCAGAACGCCCTCGCGTACATCAGCCTCTCCGTGAACGACGACATGGACGCGTTCGCGCGGATCGTGAACAAGCCCCGCCGGTACCTCGGCGCCAAGTTCGTCGAGGCGGTCCGCGCGGCGCCCGGCGCGAACCTCCTCGCGAAGATCAACACCGCCACCGAGCGCCTCAACAGCCGCCAGCGCGACGCCGCCCGCGACCTCTACCGCTTCCTCACCGAGCTGCGCGCGGCCGAGTGGCCGGCGGGCGTGTCCATGATCGTGAAGCTCCTCGCGCCGGTCGAGGCTGACGACGCGGGCGAGGCTGACGCCGACCGCTCGGGCATCGTCGCCGCGGTCGCCTCCCTCGCGAAGGACTTCTTCACCGCGCAGGCCTTCCTCGACTTCGCTGGGCGATGCGCCGGTGAGGTCGTCGAGGCGAAGTCGGTCGACGGTGGCTTCGAGCTGCCCGCCGGTCGCGTCACGATCTCGACGATCCACAAGGCGAAGGGTCTGGAGTGGTCGACGGTGTTCGTCTCCTGCTCCGCCGGCAACTTCCCGCACGCCCGCGCCACCGGCGACCGCTTCGAGGAGGAGGAGCGGCTCTTCTACGTCGCCGCGACGCGCGCGAAGGACGTCCTCGCGCTCACCTACTCCGAGGTCGACCTCCGCGACAACGACGCCGGCCCCTCCGTGTTCCTCGACTACGTCCCCGGGTTCAACCCCGAGGACGACGGGGGCGGCGAGCCCCTGCCCGACGTCGAGCCGGCCGCCGACGAGGCTGGCAAGCTCGCCGCCTCGCAGGTGCGCGCGGAACTCGATGCCTTCCCGACGGTCCCGGCGGTCGAGATCGCAGCGCCTGTGCAGCCCCAGGCGGTCGTGGAGGCTCCTGCGCCGGTCGACGAGACGGCAAAGCAGGATGTCGGCGCCCTGTTTGGGGCTGAAGCGTTCGGTCGAGCCATCCTGCACGCTGAACAGGCCACCGCGGCGGAGCCTGCCGCCTCGGCCGGCGAGGGCGGGCGCTTCGTCCAGCCGACGCTCGCGCAGTTCGAGGCGCTCCTCGCCCCGCTGGGCTTCGTCGGCGCCGGCCGCGAGGTCGAGGCCAGCATGCACCAGCGTGTGTTGGAGTTCACGCTCGACGCGGGCGAGCACGGCGTGAAGCACCTGCGCGTCTACACCTCGATCGAGCTGGGTGGCTCCGACGCGCGCGACGTCGGCGAGGACTCGATCAAGGTCGCCGCCGTGTACGAGGGCAACGATGGCACGACGAAGGCGCTGCACAAGAAGCTGCCCTACGCGTGTCGCACGCGTGGCTGGCGCGTCACACTGCTGAGCAGGATCGCCGAGCTGGCACCGACGTTCATGCGTCAGTGTCCGCGGTGCGGCGCGTCTCTTCAGGAGCGCACGGTGATGTCCGCCGGTCGGAAGTTCTTCGGGTGCGTTCGTTATCCTACGTGCCACGGTTCGATGAACGTCGAGGGGGCCTAGCCGTGCGGATCGTCTACAACGCGAACCACCGCGCGGTGAAGGTGGTGATGACGGAGCTGGAGTATCGCCGCACACTCGACGAGAACACCGGCGTCTGCCTCGGGTGCCAGCAGGAGCAAGGCGACGTCGAGCCTGATGCGCGCAAGTACAGGTGCCACAACACGGAGTGCCAGTCGATGCGCGTCTACGGTTTCGAAGTGCTCATGGCAGCAGGGATGATCGACTTCACCGAGGGGAAATGACAATGACAACGAAGACCGCACCGAAGTTCTTGCAGCGTCTCGCCTTCGCGCCGGTCCACCCCGTGAACAGAACGCGCGCGGCGATCGTGCAGTACCACCCCGCCGCGCGCCCCGAGTTCGCGCGCAAGCACCACGTCGGCTACGTGATCGCGTACGTCGAGCCGTGGGCCGAGGCACATGGCGCGAGCCTCGCCGCCGGGCCGGAGGCGCTCGACATCCTCGACCGGCTCGTTGCCGCGTACGACAACCTCTCGACCTCGGTTCTGGGCGACACGCCCCTGCCGCGTCTCATCGGAGAGGCGCGGGCGCTCGTCGCCCGCTGCACGCCGCCCGCCGGCTCGGTCAATCCGAACGGCACGCCGAGCGGTGACCCACGCTACGTGATCACCGCACCGAGCGGTGGGCGAGGCGAGTCGTGAGCGAGACAATGCGCGAGGAGGAGTTGGCGCACGAGCGCGAGCAGGTGGAGTGGATCTTCGGCCTCACCGGTGGCGAGCTGAGCGACGCACCCTGGCGCGTCGTCTACGAGTCCGAGTCGGACGTGGACGCGACGACCTTCACACCCGAGGGCGAGCGCGTGCCCGAGCACGAGCTGTACTGCTCGACGTGGCGCTACTGGTGTGAGGATGCACCCAGCTACGTGACGGAGCGCGAGGAGCCTGAGCTGCACCCGGAGTGGCCGGCGACGTGTCGTACCGTCGTGACGTGCGCGATCCACGGGGGCGTGCGCCGCGTCTTCTTCGACGCCGAGGACGGGAAGAAGTGGGAGCTTTTAAAATACTTCACGTCGAGCGGTGAGGCGCCGTGCCCGGTGCCGGAGAACCACCCCAGCAAGGTGAGGCGCAGCGAAGCGAAGCTGCAGCCGCCGAACCAGTACCGTGATCGGCCGAAGCAGCGCCGCGCCGAGTGCGTCATGTGCGGGGAGCGAATCGGCGAGGAGCACGGGTACCTGTACCTGGGCGACGGCTGGGTCGAGGCGGTCTACGTCTGCCGGAACTTCTGGGAGGAGACGTGAGCTACTACAAGTTCAAGGACGGCGGATCGTTCGAGACCTTCTTCTTCGACGGCGCCACCTCGCGGATGCAGAGCACAGCCGTCGCCGGCATCGAGCCAGGTTGGTACTGGTGGGCGTGCTTCCCGGGGTGCCTCCCCGACGGCGAGCCCTCGGGTCCGTTCAAGACCGAGCAGGATGCGATCGACGACGCGCAGAGGGGATTATGAGCAAGAGCGACCGCAACTGGGATCAGGTGAAGTGGACGCCGTTTACTGAGGTCTTCATCGAGCAGCGTGCCGGCGCGCGCAACGAGTCGACGCGCACCTTCGTCAACTCGATCTATCAAGTGGAGGTCGAGGCACGGAAGATGCCCGCGCCGCTCAACGTCGTCGTGTGGCTCTCGTTCAAGACGCTCGACCGCCAGCCCCGCCACAACTGGCGCGAGATGCAGCAGATCAAGAACGAGCTGGTGGGCGAGCACGTCGAGGCGGTCGAGATCTACCCCGACGAGGATCGCCTCGTCGACACCTGCAACCAGTATCACCTGTGGTGCTTCCCCGCGCTCTCGTTCGAGGGCCGCACCGATCGCTGGTTCCCGTTCGGCTACTCCGAGCGCCTCGTCTCCGAGGGCTCCGCGCCGGGTGGTGGCGAGCGGCAGCCGGGCAAGGCGCGGCAGACGGACTTCCGCCCCGAGCTGCGCCCCGAGGATGCGCTCAGCGCAACGGAGATCGCGAAGCTCACCTACCGTGACGAAGTGAAGGGGCGCTGCCCGATCTGCGGCGCCGGCTTCAAGCGTCTCAACATGCTTGACGGAACGGCAATGGGCTACGCGTGCCTCAAGAACAACCACTTCGTTGCAGCGGAGGCAACGTGAAGCTCACCGAGGAGCAGTCGAAGGCGATCGAGGACCATGCTCGCGCGCTCACCGCGTGCCCGACGTGCAAGGTGAAGGCGGGCGACTCGTGCATCGCCTGGGACTACAAGCGCTCGAAGCCGTCGGTCTGGAAGGACGGCAAGCCGGTCGCACTCGGCGTGGCACACGAGGACCGCTTCCAGAAGGCCCGCCGGGCGCTCGCACGCGCCGCGAAGTCGTAGCGCGCACTGAGGGGAGAACGACAATGACGACGAAGGCGAAGGTCGAGGAGAGGGTCAAGGAGAAGCCAAGCGTCTGGACCACGCGGCGCGCGGAGGCACTGAAGGTGCTCGGGGAGACGCACAAGGCCCTCAACGTGTTCAACGCGTCGCCGGAGGGGAAGGAGCTGAAGGCCGCGCAGGAGAAGAAGGAGAAGACCGAGCAGCGCGTAAACAACACGCGCGAAGCAGAACGTGTGACCTACCGCGACGCGGCGATCCGACTGGGCGTCCTGAAAGCACGCAAGGTCAGGGGCGTGCGTCCCTTCACGGAGAAGTTTCTCGCTGTCGCCGCCGAGCAAATCGGCTGTACTCGCGAGGAGGCGAAGTCGATGCCCGGCGGCGTCCTTCAGGGAAGGCGCTGCGACGGTGGGGAACTCTACGATCAGTTCCTGGCGGTGATCGAGAGCAACATCGTCGCGCACGACGCGAAATTCACCGACGCGTGCAATGCGAAGCGGTCGGCACAGAAAGCTGACGAAGATGCGCGGCATGAGGTGTACGAAATCGAGACCAGACACCGCGATGTCCTCAACGCACCGATTCACGCGAAGCGCGCATTCGACACGATCGACGTCGATGAGTCCACGGCGAAGTCGCGCAAGAAGGCCACGGTGCGCCGCACGGCGGACAAGCAGGTGATCTCGAAAGAGCAAATCGCGAAGCTCGCCGACGCGAAGAAGAAGCTCTTCGATCTCGTCATGAAGCACAGCGCCACGTACGAACGCGCCACCGGCAAGCGGACGCGCGGCGCCGTCGTCGAGTGGTGGAAGGTCTAATCATGGCTCGCGAGATCCAGCGCAATCCGGCGCAGATGGGCGACGCCGAACGTGAAGAACGCCGCGAGGCGCCGCTCAAGATCGGCGACTGGTACCAGCTCAGCGTGACTGAGCGGGACGACGACGGGAAGAAGACGGTGGGGAAGGAGCTGGTCTGCATCACGCACGTTGGCACGAACTACGCCGAGCTGACAAACAAGAACGGCGCGACGTGGCGCATCCACTTCGACGCGTTCGAGGATCTGTGCGTGTTCGAGCCAAACGCCCCGGCAATGATCGCGGAGAAGATCCGCGGGCATCAGGTGAAGGCCGCCCAGCTCATGGGCCGCGTGCAAGAGATCACCGAGCGCCTCGCCATCGCGCCGAACGCGGGCGCGCTGCCCGCCGGCAACGAGACGCAGGCGCTCGCACTCCGCGGCGGGGGCGAGTCGGTCGAGGGCTACAAGGCCGCTCTCTCGCTCGCCAAGGACAAGACGCTGCCCGAGCTGTTCAAGGCGATCGAGGAAGAGAACGAAGCGATGGGGAAGTGGATGAAGGCGGGACTCATTCCACTCAAGGCGCAGGCTCAGTCGATGCGCCCGGCGCTGAAGGCGATCGAGTCGCGGATCTTCAACGTCGAGTTGTACGCCGGCCTCGTCGAGACGGTCGAGCAGATCGCAGACGGCGAGCCGGCGCCGATCGGCGCGAAGCTGTCGCTCTTCCAGCGCCGCGCCTACATGGACGAGGAGTGCCTCGCGAACTATCGCGCCGGTGGCATGGAATACAGGAATCTGCACGAGTTCGACGCGTGGCTCGTTAGGGCGGAGAACCTCTCGCGCATCCTTCCGCACCCGCGCTGCATCATTGCATTTCAGGTGCGGCGGCACACGAAGGAGCGGCAGATCGTCACGATCTCTGACTTCATCAGGATCAAGCTCGGTGGGATCGAGGACGCCGACAAGTTCACGTTCCTCTACATCCGCAACGGCGATCGCGTCTACCGCCTCAACACCAAGATCGAGTTCGGACACGAGCTGTTCCCCGACGTCGAGCACCACATCCTGAACAAGTCGTCGAAGGAGCAGATCTACTTCCACAGGCGAAGCAACAATCTCATCACGAAGTCTCAGTACGACGAAATGGTGCAGCGCGAGCAACACGCGGAAGCGGCAGCGGAGGCTGAATATCAAGAGAAGCTGGTGGAGTACAAGAAGCATGAGCACGGAGATAGGCACAAGCTCGCCGTTCACAAGTTGGCGGAGCGCCAGTACAAGATCGACAGGGCGCGCTTCGACGCCGCGTACGCGATTGCCGACGAAGCCGCGAAGAAGCGCGGCAAGAAGCATGAAAACGGTGGCCTGTCGTGGACGCCGCCGTCGGAGGAGGAGGTCGGCGTCAAGTGCCCCTCGCGCCCCACCCACCCGGAGGTTCACAGCAGCCCGTGGAAGCACCACGTCCACATCGAGTCGGACGAGTACGAGCCTTACACGATCGGGAGCGTCTACTACGACGACGTCACGGCGCACCTGCACGAGGAGATGGAGCGGCACAACCGCCTCGTGCTCGTGCTGCAGGGCCTCCTCGACCGCTCGCCGGTCCTGCACCCGCACCCAGCCTGGAAGCTCTGGGAGCCCGTCGGCTTCGCAGCCGCGCTCGACCTTGTCTTCGACTCGACGCGCGGCCTCGTGGCTGGCGAGAAGCCCGACTTCGAGGCGTACCGCGCGAAGCTCAACGAGAGCCTCACGACTGGCTCGTGGACGGTGGGGCAGGAGATCTTCTGGGAGCACGTCGAGGCGGTGAAGGAGAACGCGCGCCGGCAGTCGAACTGGCGTGACCGCAACCGCGACGACGTCGAGCGCTTCCGTCCGCAGGGCAACCCCGGGCCGGGCCGGCTCGCCCAGGTGACGCGCTTCTCACCAACGAAGGGCTGCAAGTACGAGTGGTGGAGGAGACGCGTGAACGAGAGCTGGCGCCACGACGCGCAGCCGCGGATCCAGTGCCAGCTCTTCGTCCCGCCAGCGGAGGTGCTCAACGTGAGCGCGTACACGCCTGGTGACTTCAAGCGGTTCTTCGCCGATCCGCGCACGCGCGCCGAGTACCTGCAGTGGGCACCGATGCTGCTCGAAGCAGAGGAGTTCCACGCCGGCAACAGGCCCGACGGCAAGCGGCGCGTCGAGGAGGACGAGTCATGAACGTGTTTCGAACGGTGCCGTGCCCGATCTGTCCACGCGACCCGGAGAGCCAAACGCACGGCGGCTGGACGATCAAGTTAGAGAACGGAGCGGTGCTGAAGCTCTGCGACCACGGTTCGATCAGTCTCGTCGGTCAGTCACCAGACGTGAGAAAGGTGCCCGCATCATGATCCGCGTCGTCTGCTCGAAGTGCGGTGCGTGGGTGCGCCTGAAGCGCAAGGTACCGCCGCTCGGCAACCTCCCGTTCTATTTCGACTGCCCGCCATGCAGGGCGCGTGTTAGGGCACTCATCTGGTTACCAGAGACACCAACTGTGGAGAGCACACCGTGAACACACACCTCTCGCAGATGGAGAAGATCGTGAACGTCAAGCTGGTCGCAAAAGTGATCGGCGTCCGCACGTCGAAGTGGCTGGGCAACTGCTACGGGATCGCGACGGCCATGATTGACGCCGGTCTCGTACCCGGCGGCGTCGCCGTCTACGGGCACTGGACCGGGCCGATCGCGAGAACGAGCTTCTTCGCCGCGAGGCGTGATTACGGATTCTGCCAGCACGGTTGGATCGTGCGGGACGACGCCGACCACACCGTGATCGATCCGACGCGCTGGGTGTTCGAGGATCGCGCCCCCTACGTCTACGTCGGCACCAACACCAAGGCGCGCCAGGAGGTGGCCTGCACCGACTTCCTGCAGAGCGAGGACATGCTCAACTACGCGTGTATGATTTGCGGCCACCTCGACGAGGAGCACGAGGACGGGTTCTTCCGCCGCTGCACGCTGTGTATCGAGTGGCCCTACGACGAGGGCGGCAACAAGCTGCGCGCCTCGCTCGCGCAACCGTGCCCGAAGGCGAAAAAAGATGAGGGGCGCCGGCCGGTAAGCGCGCTGCCGGCGCCGACACTGCACTTCCTCGCGCAAGCAACGGGTGATAGCAGGGCAGTCGAAGGCCTCACGTCCAACCAGACTTTCTGGGTGGCGAACTTGTCGCTCGACGTCCTCGGCGAGCACGCCGTGTCGATCTACGTGTGGCTCGGCAAGCTCGGGCTTTCAAGCCTCGTTCCGATCGACAACATGCGCAAGGTGTCGCGCGAGTTGAAACAGGTGCGTCGATGACGCGCCGCGAGATCTGCGATCGACTCGCTGTCGCGGGTTGCACTTGCGTCGGCTTCGAGTGGAACTCCGACGAGCTGGTCGAGCGCGTGTTCGACGCGTGGCTCGCAGAGGGAGCGCAGCGCTATGCCGTGCTGATCGTCGCGCGCGAGCCAGGCCCAGCGGGTGGACAGGAGGTGGTGCTCGTCGAAGCACCGAAGCTCTTCGATCTCGAATAGTGCCTCCGACCGGGGAGACAACCATACTCGCCGAGCGAACCGCGTGAGCATGAGCAAACCAGAGTCTGCGAGTGTGCCAATTTTCTTGAGTCACCCAAGTACCTGAAGCGTGCCATGCCACTCAAGTAACCCAACAACAGAAAGCGTGTCACCCGCAAGAAGAAAACCATACCCGCAAAGCGTGCCATCAGGTTTCGAGAAACCCAAAGGACTTACGCGTGCCAATTCAGACGAGACGCCCAAACGGACCGAGCGTGCCTCCGGGTAACGAGTCAACCAAGGATGCAAAGCGTGCCATAACGACCGAGTAATCCGAAGAACGCAGAGCGGTATCCACTGAAAGGGAAGATCAAATGGACGAGAGCCTGAGACGATCGCTGCGCATGGCCGTGCGCCACTTCTACGACGTGCAGATCATTCGGCAGCAGCACTCCGGTCGGATCGCGAAGATCGAGACGCTGCTGAACGAGGACGACAAGGCGCACTTCGTGATCGAGGTGAAGCGCCTCAAGACCGAGGAGAAGGCCGCCTTCGATCGCGTGCGCGAGCTGTTGCAGAAGATCCCGTTCTACGTGAACGTGCTCGACACCGAGGACCCGCGCTGGAAGGGCCTCGGCGAGGTCATGGCGGCGGTGATCCTCTCCGAGGTCGACATCGTCCGCGCGGAGAACGTGTCGAAGCTCTGGCGCTATGCCGGCCTCGCGCCGGTCGCCGCCTGGCGCTGCAAGGAGTGCAACCGCCTCGTCACCCGCGCCGCGGATGGCGGCTGGACGCACGCCGTGAAGAAGAAGAACGAGAAGGCCTGCGACGTCGTGGTTCGCGGTGAGGTCGACCTCTACGACTCCGGCAGCCGCGAGCGCTCGATCAAGGGCGAGAAGCGCCACTACAACCTGTTCCTGAAGACGAAGCTCCTCGGCGTCATGGCGCCGTGCCTGCTCAAGGCTTCGAACCCGGTCTGGCGCCCGGTCTACGATGGCTACAAGCACCGCATGGAGACGAGCGGCAAGGGGACGTCGCCGGGCCACCGCAACAACTCCTCCCTGCGCTACATGGTGAAGATGCTGTTGATCGACCTCTGGAAGGCGTGGCGCGAGTCGGAGGGGCTCCCCGTTCGGCCGCCGTACCACGAGGAGAAGCTCGGGATCGTCCACTCCCGCCCGACGGCGCCCGAGGCGTCTCAGCCTGCGGCCTAGTGCCACTGGTCAGAAGTCAACCAAAGTAACGAAGCGTGCCATGACTCCCGAAGTAGCCCAAGATACGGAAGCGTGCCATTAGAGCGCGAGTGACCCAGAAAGAAGATGCGTGCCATAAGCAGTGAGTCACCCAGCATATGCGAGCGTGTACCAAACTACTTGAGTTCAACCAAACCAGGCGAGCGTTGCCAAAGCCAAAGCAGTCAACCATTGAACGACAGCGTGCCGTACTCTTCAAGGAAACCAAGATTCGAGAGCGTGCCACAAGCTGGTGGAGTAATCCAAAGTACGGAAGCGTGCCATTAAGCGCTAAGCAATCCAACACACAAGAGCGGGGATTTTTAAAATGAACGAGAAAGCGAAGTATTGTTTACGCGCAGCAAGAGGTCACCTCGACGCCGGGAACCACGACTGCGCCTGGCGTTGCCTGCTCGAAACTGTCGAAGCGATGGCGCAGGAGGAAGCGGACGCGTCGAAGAAGCTGTACGTCTGCGACAACTGCAGATCTCAGAACCACGCGTGGTGCGTACCACACCACTACCCTGGCGGCTGCACCTGCGCGCTCAAGAGTCACCCCGAGTCGTTCAGCGCCAGCTACGAGCGCGGCAACAAGTTGAGGGACAGCCCGACGACGCCTGTGACCGAGAAGCGAGGCAACCTCGGCGAGTTCCACGAGAAGTACCCGAACGTCGACCTCGATCGAATACTCGCGGTGCTCCAGAGGGCTGGGATCCTCACCTCGACCTGGGGGGAGGAGCGCGAGCGCCAGCGCAGCCTCGCACTCGCTGACGCCGTCCGAAGCCTGCTGCAGACGGGCGCGACCGGCAGGACGTGGCATCAACTGTGGGTTGCCCTCGCGACGTACGAGGCGGACCTCGTGGCGCCGACGCCGCCGAAGGGTGGAACAGGCAAGAGCCCGCTGGCGAAGGGTGCGACCGGCGAGATCGCCGAGTTCGCGTTCAGCCGGCGATACGGCGTCTACGTCGTCGCGCCCGATGATACGCTGTCGCAGATCGCCGAGCGGTTCAAGGTGTCGCTGATCGATCTGATGGACGTGAACAGGATCGAGAACCCCGACCTGATCTTCATCGGCAAGATCCTCGTCATTCCGCGCAACGTGTGAACTAGGGTGGCACTGTGATCACAATGGCACAGCTCGCGAAGAAGCACGGCGTCTCGAAAACCTACGTGCGAAAGCTCTTCAAGCAGGGCAGACTTCGTGCAGACGGTGCCAAGGCGAAGCCGGAGAAGGCCGGCAACGTCCTGCTCTTCCCCGACAACACCACCGTCCCGCAGGAGCGCGCCGCCTACGGGACACTCACGAAGCGCCAGCGCAGCGCCTGGAAGTAGGAGAAACCCATGAAGCTCAAGCTCGTTCTCGCCGTCGTGTTCTTCTCGGGCTTCGGAGCCGGCACGTTCGCCGGCCGCTATCTCCTCGGCGCGCCGCAGCGGCGTTTCAGTGTGGACGCGCAGGGGCGCCAGCACTGCTCGGGGGTGCGACAGGGAGAGAGCTTCGAGGTCTTCTGCCGCTCGACGGAGCGGCCCTTCGGCGAGAGCCTGCCGCACCTCGTCGACAAGACGATGCACCCGCCTCACTCGCAGCGCCACCCGGCAGCGGAGACCTACCGTGCGCCGTGGGCGCCCCTCCCGCGGCGCGAGCCCTCACCCCCGATCGCGCAGGCGAGGCGCTCAACCGTGCCCGGCGGGTCAGGGGATACGACGCCTGACGGGCTGCCCTACCGCTAGGACGGCCAGTAGCCGGCCTCGTGGATCGAGTCCCCGTTCGTGAAGACCTCACGAGCGGGGACGCTCTTCGAGACGATGCAGAACTTCTCCTCGTCGAAGCTGCCGGTCGACTCGGCGTGCTGCTCGGCGTACTGGCGGTTCACCGTCACCCAGTCGCCCGGGTTGATCCCGTCGTCTTTCTTCTTGCAGGGCAGCGCACGGTAGATCACCACGTTGGCGTCGGGCTTCCCGCGCAAGCGGTGCAGCACCGCGATCGTCGCGCGGTCCATCGCGGGCTCGCCGGTGCCGTAGAACTGCACCGCGTTCGGCCCGTAGACGTCGTCGGGATAGATCGCGTTCTCGCCCTCAGTGAGATCGTGGAGCGGCGCGCCCGACCCCGGGCCCGGCGGCCGGTGCCGTCCGCCGTACTCTTCGGGGTCGCCGCCGAGTCCGTCGAGTAGCGCCTCACCGCGCTTTCGCCCCTGACGGAAGAGCTGCCCCTCGACCGTCTGCGTCGCCGAGTGAACGATCTTCTCACCGGTTTCACGCTCGGCGAGAGCGTACACGGCAGAGGCGAGCCCCTTGCCTTGGTGCTCGTCGGCGATCCAGACGTTCTCTGGATAGAGCCCGTCGTCCGTCACTGCGAAGTCGGCTGCGCCCACGGTGGAATCCTGTCCAGGTTCCGTCTCCGGCCAGCGCACCTGGATCGAGATCTGCTTCCCGCCGCCCCACAGTGAATATCGAAGCTCGTAGCCGTTCTTCAACGGCACTACTTTGTCCTGCCCGTCGAGCGCCTCGTAGCCCTGCAACGTACGCCAGCGCGAGCCTGGCTCCGCGCGGAGCTGTTCCTTCGCCCAAGCGACGGCGGCGTTCTCCTCTGCACCGGGGAAGGTCTTCACGGTCTGGAAGCGGGCGCCGACCTTCTTCTGGACCTGCACGATGTCGTCGTCGAGACCGCTCTCCGAGACGGTGGCGCCGACCTCGCGCGCGACCGCGCGGAAGTCCGCGCCGTGCCCTGGGTAGCCCAGATGCACCGCCTCGTGGAGCAGGATCTTGCGGATGCGCTCAGGCGGTTCGACGAGCAGCCGATCGGCAAGGCGCAGCGTCGCCGTGCGCGGGTAGCTGATGAGGTGCCGGCCCACAGCCATCGGACGCGCGTCGCGTGCGTACGAGAGCGAAGCCGGTGGTTTCTCGCGTCCACGATCGACTGCGGTGGGCTCCTCCGGCGAGAGCACGAGTTCGAGGTTCGGCGGCCACTTCCCCCAGACCTCGACGACGCAGGCCTTGAACCACTCGAAGACGGTCTCGCGAACGGGATCCACGTCAGCTCCCGGTGAACTTCACGGTGCAGGACTTCACCTTCGCCTTGGCGCCCTTCACGCAGCCCTGGTACCGCTGCGCGATCTTCTTCGCCTCGAAGGGTCCCTTTACCGGCAGGATCGATCCCACGCCGGGCGCCGTGCAGAAGCGCAGCGCCGGCCCGGCTGGCATGTCGCCGCCCCGCTTCAGGAAGATCAGCTCGACCTGGCCCGGTCGCGGCGGCTTGCCGCCCTTCGTGACGCAGCCCTTCGAGACGGCGACCGACGCCGGCAAGATCTCGCCGTGCTGCATCGACTCGGTCACGAGCAGCGAGCGTGCCGGCGCGCTCACCTTCTTGAACGGCTGTGGCGTCGAGAAGGCAGTGAGATCGACAGGTCCACGGTGCTTCTTCATCCTCTTCGCCATCGGTCGACTCCTAGTGGAAAGGGTAGTTCACGCTGCGTTCAGGCATCGTCCAGCAGACGCGGCAGCGCGCCGAGACGCACGATCCCTCCGCGTCGCCCGCGTACGCCGGGCAGTTGTGGACGACGACACCGTTCGCGATGAACTCGTGGCAGTCGGCAACCTCGATGTCGAAGACCTCAACGACAACGCCGTCACGCTCGACCGAGAGGACACGCGAGTTACGGTGTCTTCTGTTGACAGGAATCGTGATCGCTTCCAGCGCGTTTCGCTTGCCGTTGTTGAGAAGGTGCGCTTCCTTCAAGATCGACAAGCCGGCACCGGACTTTACAACAAGTCGCGACAACGGCTTGTGTGGTGGACGGAGGCGCGCCCGTCCGATCGTGACGTGAGCCCCCAGCAAGGAAAAGAGCTGTTGCACGTCCAACAGCAAACCGGGGGAGGTGCTGGAAAGTTCTACTTCACCGGTGCCGTTGCGCTTTACGCTGACGGAGCCATCAGCCGAAAACAAGCCAGACAGGAAACCTAGAATACCGCTACGAGGTGCTTTGAAGCTGCCATGTGGCGCCCGACGTACTGGCGATCCCACACCGTTCGCGTAGCCGTACCCTGAGAAGAATTCAGCGAAAACAACACCGGTCCAGGCGAGCCGAGCGACGAGTGACTCGCCCGCCGCGATGAGTGCAGAGTGCGGTCTGGTCTTTACGTATTCACTGAATGAACCGCCTCGCCCAAACATCGTTGTGGCGATGGCGTCGAGCTTGCGAAGATCATCACCCTTGTTTCGAGCACCAACTTCAAATCGAATGACGTTTCGGTCACCAAAGTAGGCATCACCGACTGCATAGCCCAGTAAAACGCCAGTGTTGTAGTTCCAAGAACCACTCGAAGTTTCATGTGCCGCACCGGCATCTTCTCTACCAAGCACAGCAACGTCCGACAACTCCAGCGATCCGGCTTCCTTCCACGCCTCCTCACTGCAAATTGCGAAGTTGTGCTCTGGCGTGACACGCAGCGTGTGACCAGAACGAAGACTGACGACGACCGTCTCACGCTTGCCAACAGCGCGGGCACCAACCACCTGCTTCCAGCCGTCGCGCGTCAACGTCTCGTAGCGGGTGCCAGAAAGGACACCCGCAACTACTTGTTCGACTGGAAGATAACCACGCCCACGAATTGGAACTAGCGAGCCGGCTGCAACGCAGTCGAAGTCGCGCCGCGGGTCGTGGTTGTCGGGACCCGGCATGCCGTTCTGCAGCGCCTCGGGGAAGAGCCGCTGGAAGTTCGAGGGCGACTTCTGCCCCGGCGACGGCGGCGTGATGAGCGACGTCGAGCCCTTCCCGCTGCCCGCAATCAGCTCGCCCGGTGCGTGGTCGCCGACGTGGTACGCGGAGGGGCGCACGACGAAGTTCTTCGCCGTGTTCTGCGCCAGAATCTTCGGCCACGGGAAGTTTGGGCTCGCCCAGGTCCGCGTCGGTGCCCAAAAGATGAACTTCGAGTCGATCGCGTTCACCCGATTCGCGACCTCCATCCACGCCTCGGCGTAGGACGGCGCGAAGAAGTCTCCCGAGCTGTGCACGCGCACCGGCCGGCTCATCTTCCCGCTGTACTTGCACTCCTGCAGCGGGAACGGCGAGCGGAGCACACCGTCGGTCATCACCGTGATCCAGTTCTCCTTGGCTGCCGGCGACGACATGCAGTCCTTCGTCCACCAGTACCGCGCGAGCATCGCTGCGCCGATCTCGGTGTAGTCGAAGTTCCCCTCGCCTGCGTAGCAGAAGGCGCAGATCGTCCGCTCCTCATGGAACGCGACGCGCTCGGTCGCGCCGGGCGGGATCACCTTGAGGTGCGTGCGGTCGGGCGTGAGGAGCGCAGCGCGCGCGGCAGGCGGCAGCACCGATTGCGCAGCCACCGCACCGGGACACGCGCCGCCAACACCGGGCGGGCCCGAAGGGAGGTCCCACGAAAGCGTCGCCATCTTCGCGTTGCCCACCGAGAAGAGCGCGAACTGATCGGCGCGCGCGCCCGGCGACATGAGCTTCCAGGGGCGGGTGTTCTGCGGCAACGGCTTGTCGATCCTGATCACGATCCCTTCGCGCGTGTCTTCCAGCCAGAACTTGCACGTGCGCAGATGATCCTCGATCAGCCAGCGGTTCCAGACGAAGCGCGTCAGGCCAGCATGCGACTGTTCGATCAGCGCCTTCGTGTCGATCGCGCCGAAGCCGGCGAGGCCTGGCGCGTCGTCCTGCTCGACGTCGAGCGACTCGGGGGATTCGGGCGATTCGACGAACGGTGTGATGGCGGCCATGTTGGGGATCTCCTCGAAAGTCAAGGCAGAATCCTAGTGGAGCACGCATGGAAGTGCGAGCGCCCGTTTTTTCGCATAGGCTCGCGCGCATGTTCATCTTCGGGCGATCGGCGCTCCAGGCGCTGGCCTTGCTCCGCGGGATCATGGCGCAGCTCCACGAGGTCGGCGGGCTGCTCGTCGAGATCAGAGACGAACTTCTGGTGCAGTCCAACGCCGTACTCAAGGTGACGCTCCCCAACGGGGGCGTGCTGGAAGGAGATCACGTCATGGCGCAGATCAGCGACGTACAGACGGTGGGCCTGAAGTTCGTGGAGCAGGACGGGAAGGGGAACCCGGTCGGCGCGCCCGCGTCCGTCTCGTTCAGCTCTTCAAACCCGTTGGTGGTGTCGGTCTCGCAGGTGACGCCGGGCGGCCCCGACGCCGTGGCGACTGCGGTGGGCCCGCTCGGCACCGCGACCGTCACCGCAAGCGGCGACGGGCTCACGGCAGTGGTGGACATCACCGTCGTCGCGAGCGCTGCCACCAGCGCGACGATCGAGGTCGGAACGCCCACGCCCTAGCCAAACGGCACGGCTGGACGAAGAGAGGGGCCCGGGGAGAGCATCCCCCGGGCCCCTCGTTCGTTCGATCGCTGGCTTACGAGATCAGCGAGTGGATCTGCTGCACTTCGAGGTCGAACGTCTGGAGCGTGCCGACCGCGCTCTGCACGGTGACGACGTTGGTGCCGACCGTGCCGATCATGAGCGGGGCGGTGTTCGTCTGCAGCGGCTGGTGGGGGATGACGCGCGCGACGAGGAGGGAGGGGGTGATCGAGAGGGAATGCGTGAAGGTGAAGGCGGCGGCCGATGCAACTCCGACGCCTCCGGTGAAGGTGTAGTACGCGCCCATGGTTGTGACTCCTGTTCGGGTTGGTGGTGAAACCACCTTGAAGAACACGAGGCTAGTACAGCCGCCGCTCGATCGCCGGGCCCCACTTGCTAATCGGTACGCTTTCGTCCAGAAAGCCACCTATGAGGTCCGAAAAGTCCGCTAAGCGCCGCGCCGCTGTGAAGAGCGCTGTGAAGGACCAGGGCCCGCTCCCTCTCACCGAGGTTCACACGCGCCTCTTCAGCGAGGACGTGGAGCAGGTGAAGGTGATCGCCAACAAGCAGGGGATCCCGTGGCAGATCGAGCTTCGACTGCTCGTGCGACGCGCACTTCGCGGCGAACGCCGCGAAGTGCTGGTCCTCACCGACAAGGAGCCGTCCACGTGATTCGCACACCGCCGCCGGAGCTGGAGGCGCTGTACCAGCAAGCGCTGTCGGAGCCGTCCGACATCGTCGAGCACCTGTCGCTTCTCCGTCAGCTCGCGAGCGAGTGCGACCACGTCACCGAATTCGGAATGCGCAACGGCAACTCGACGGTGTCGCTCCTCGCTGCGCAGCCACGTGTGCTCATCTCGTGGGACGTGGACCCGTGGTCGGTGATCTCACAACGCACCGCCGATCTGACTGCGGTGGCCGGCAACACGACGTTCCAGCCACGCGTCGGCAACACGCTCGAAATCGTCGCCGAGTCCACCGATCTCCTCTTCATCGACACGCTGCACACCGCCGCGCAGCTCAAGGCGGAGCTGGTGCGCCACGCCGACCCCACCGAGAAGAAGGTGCGGCGCTACCTCGTCTTCCACGACACCGCCACGTTCGGTGACGTCGGTGAAGACGGCTCGGTTCCCGGTCTCCGCGCGGCAATCCGCTGGTTCCAGCGCTGCCACAGCTTCCCGCAGTGGGAACTGATCGAGGACCGGAAGAACAACAACGGGCTCGTCGTTCTGCGGGCGGTGCAATCGTGACGCCGTACGACCTCTACCTCGACCTCCTCGCCCGCACGCTCACCGGCGAACTGCGCGAGGACCCACCGATCGATCCGTGGCACGGCGTCATCAGGAACCCGGTGCACGAGATCGTTCCGCTGGAACAGACCGTGATCGGCGCGCGCTACCAGATCGGTCCCGGCAAGTACGACGCCGAGGTGCGCCGCCGCGGGCGTGACTGGCCCGAGACCGCCGAGACCATGATCGGTGCGGTGCGCCTCGCGAACCTGCGCGAGCTGATCGAACGAATCTACGATCTCGGCATCCCGGGAGACTTTCTCGAAGCCGGCGTCTGGCGCGGAGGCGCCTGCATCTTCATGCGCGGCGTCCTGGCTGCGCTGGAGAGCGAGTTCCCCCGCGCGGCCAGTTTCGCACCGCGGGTCTTCGCCTGCGATTCGTTCGCAGGGCTACCGCCACCGGCGTGCGCGGAGGACGTGGGGGATCTCCATCACCAGCACGAAACGCTCAACGTCTCGCTCGAAGAGGTGCAGCGGAACTTCGCGCGGTACGGGTTCCTCGACGAGCGCACGATCTTCGTGAAGGGCCTCTTCAAGGACGCGCTGGCGCCAGCCGTCGCTTCACGTCAAATCCAAAAGCTAGCACTACTGCGACTCGACGGTGACATGTACGAGTCGACGACAAACATCCTCACCGCGCTCTATCCGCAACTTTCGTCGGGCGGCTTCTGCATCATCGATGACTTCAACTTGCCACCGGCAGCGAAGGCGGTGAGCGACTACCTCGGTAGCATTTACACCGAAGACGAGATCGTTCGCGCCGAATCAACAATGCGGCACATCGACGGAAACGGAATCTACTTTCAGAAGCCGTGAGGGAGAACAAAATGGAGAAGCGCACACCACTCGTCGACATCGTCATGCTCGTTCACGATCAGGCGGCGTGGGCGGACCTCGCAATCCGCGCGGTCGAGGCCTTCACGCGGAACCCCTTCCGCCTGATCGTCGTCGACTCGGCGTCGAAAGAGCCGGCTACTCACGCACTGCTTAAGACGGTCGAGGATCGCGGGCACACCGTCATTCGATTGGGCGAGAACAAGTCCTTCTCGAACGGCGTCAACGCAGGCGTCAGCGTCGGCACCTCGAAGTTCATCGCCATCCTGAACGACGACGCGATCGTGACTGAGGGCTGGGACTCCGTGCTCCTGCAGGTGGCGGCCTCAAAGCACGTCGGCCTCGCCGGCCCGTACTCCGGTGCGCCCGGCAACGTGGTCGGCGACCCGCCCTTCCTGATCTTCATGTGCGTGGTGCTGCGCCGCGAGGTCTGGAACACCGTCGGCCCGCTCGACGAGGTGACCTTCGACGGGTTCAGCTCGGAGGATCTCGACTACTCCTGGCGCGTCGCGAAGGCTGGGCTCTCGATCAAGATCGCGCCGAGCGCGATCGTGCTCCACGCCGGGTCGCGGACGCTGGCGGCGACGGTCGGCGACGCGGAGCGCCGGCAGGCCAACGACAAGAAGTACAACGAGCGCCTCGTCGAGAAGTGGGGTCGGGAGTGGGTCGCCGAGCACACCAAGGTGCAGGGCCGCGGGCTCGTCGCGACGTTCCACGCCGAGGAGATGACCCGCGTACAGTTCATGGGGAATCTCATGGGGCTCAAGCGCTCCGACGGGATCGGCTTCCAGTATTACCACCACTCCCGCACGCCGATTCATGCCGCTCGAACCCTCGTCGCCGACTACGCGCTCGACAACGGTTACGACTGGCTCGTGCAGCTCGACGACGACGCGACCTTCCCGACCGACCTCCTGCGCCGGCTGCTCACGCACCAGAAGGACATCGTCTGCGCGCTCGCGTACCAGCGCGGGCCCCCACACTTCACCTGTGCCTTCGAGATCGGCGAGGACGGGCTGCTCGGGCGACCGATGGAAGGCATCGAGCATACCGGGCTGCGTCGAGTCGACGTCTCCGGGTTCCACTGCTCGGTCATGCGGACCTCGGTGATCAAGCGGCTGCGCGAGGGCCTGAAGGACGCTGAGGGCAAGGTGATCGTGCCCGGCACGCGCCTGTACTACGGCGGCTTCGACAACAAGTGCGGCGAGGACTTCGCCTTCTCGCTCAACTGCAAGAAGATCGGCGTGCTCTTGCACGTCGACACCGAGCTGATCTCTGGGCATATCGGCTCCTCGATCGTGGTTGACGAGGAGTACAAGAAGCGCTTTCTCGCGGGGAGGTAGTCATGTTCATCGTCTGTGAAGGCATCGACAAGAGTGGCAAGACGACCGTCGCGCGTCGTCTCGCCGAACGCATCGGATCGCGCGCGATCTATCGCGAGTTCCCCGATCGCACCACGCCGAGCGGGAAGGTGATCGACGCCTTCCTGCATGGCAACGCTTCCGTCTGCTATTTCCAACAGCCAACCGGTCAGACGTTCCAAAGTGAGGAGTACCAGTGGCAGCGCGATGAACGCATGCAGGCGATCGCGCTGCAAGCGCTCATGAGCGTGAACAAGATCGAGGCCGCGCGCTGGATCAGCGACAAGCAACTCGACGGGAAGGTCGTCGTCACCTCGCGCTGGGTTCCGTCCGCACTCGTCTACGGCGCGGTCGACGGCTGCGACGCGGAGTGGCTTCGCTCGATCCACTACGGGCTGCCCGAGCCCACCCTCTGCTTCCTCCTCGACGTGCCGGCAGGGGTCGCAATCGCGCGCGGTGCGGGGGAGTCGGAGACGTACGAGACCGGCGCGCGTCTCACCGCGGCGCGCGAGCGGTACCTCGACCTCTGGCAACAGATGCGCCTGTCGAACGGGAACTGGCGCCAGATCGACGCGACGCGCACGCCCGACGAGGTCTTCGCCGAGGTCTGCGCGTGGTACGAGGCGAGGCTCCAGCGCAGCCTCGACCCGCGGTGATGCCATGAACCAGCACGGAACGAGCATCGTTCGAGACTTCCAGCGCCGGATCCGCGCGTGGACGACGCGCTGCTTCGGCCTCGCGAACCTCACCTCGAAGCGCGAGCGCGCCTCGCGTCACGTCGAGGAGTCGGTCGAGCTGGGGCAGGCGCTGGGCCTCTCGCCGATCGACGTTGCGCGGATCGTCCACCGCGTCTACTCACGGCCCGCTGGCACCGCCGATCAGGAGATCGCCGGCTCCATGCTGACGCTGCTCGCGCTCTGCGAGGGCGTTGGGATCGATCCGATCGCGGTGACGGACAAGGAGCTGAACCGGATCGAGAGCCACGACGTCGCGCACTTCCGCGAGAAGCACCAGGCGAAGGTCGACGCTGGCACCGGCGAGCCCATGGTGCTGCCCGAGAAGTCGACGTGAGCACGACAACGTGGCGGTGCGCGTGGTGCGGCAAGATCGACGTGGTCGAGGGTGTCCTCGCCCCGATGGTCTACGACTCGCCAATCCCGCCCGGCTGGTCGTGGCACCCGTACACGAGCCCACGCGTGAAGGGCGACACGCGCGCGCTCGGCTGCTGCCCAGGACACGCCGCTTGCGCTGCCGACTCCTTCGAGAAGCGCCCGTCGCCCGAGGGTTCTACTTAATCGAGCCCGAGGCGCCACGGGCGACCGGATCCGATAGCTTCGCCGCCCACACTAGCTTCCGTTGCGCGGCGAATAAAAAACCAACCGTTGGTATCGTGTTGAGATATGGCACGACAAGCACCGGTTGCCGTTGAGCGAGTGCTGTTAGCACTTTTCGAACCTGCGTGTTTCCGCACTCGACAAACATTCGACCGCTAATGTCTGCAACATCGGCAATGCCACCAGCGTAAACGAGGTGTCGACGTTCGATGCTCGGTCGAAGGCGGCGCGCTGCAACCCAATCCGCCGCCTGTGCGCAGAGTTGCTGGTGATCTTCTTTGCCTGAGAAGCGGTGAAGATAAGTTGCGTCGTAGGCGCGTTCTGGGAGTTTTACTTGCTCGACGGTGACGTTGCCGGCGTGAATCTCGTCACGCAAGGCCTCGATGTTCGCGAGATCCCAGTCGCCAAAATGCTCACCGTGCGCGAAGACATCCTTGACGTCGTAACTCGATCGCGGAGGTGTGCGTCCATTCACGAAAAGTCGAGCTAGTCGCTCACGTTCGTCCTCGTCTTCGATAGCAAGTGGTCCTGGAAGCGAGGTGATCGCCTCGCGCATCTCGACTTCACCTCGCCGGTCATAGAGCAGTGTGGTGCGAACGTCGTCGTGACCCATCAGCTCCTTCACAAGGCCAAGGTCGCGGTTATCGCTGAGCAGGTGCGTGCCAAAGCTGCGCCGGAGATCGTGCGGTGTGAAGTGGGCAACGCCAGCCCGTTCGCGAACCTCTTCGATCACGCGCGCCACCGACTCCGGCGAGGTCAGCTCGAAGAACGCACCGGGAGCGTCACCTCGAAGCACGCGCCAGCTCCGCAGGTACCTGACCCAGCCCGGTGCCATATACGCTTTGCGGATCTTGCTTCGCTTGCCGAGAACGCGGATCTCACCGGTCTCGACGTCCACCGACTCATAGAGCACGCCGCGTGCGATCTCGACGCGGCGCAGTCCAGCTCCGTACATGGTTGCGAGGATCGCCGCTGCACGGACACCTTCACGCTCTGGCATCTCCTCACACGTTTTCATCAGCTCCCGCAGCTCCTCGACCTTGAGTGCGCGACCGGCCTTGGTCTTGTCCTTGTCCACACCCTTCACGTGAACGGCGCGCTGATACGCCTCAAGTGGCATCTGCTCGTTCTCCCACGCCACCGTCAGGACGCTTCGCAGCAGCGAGAGGTCGCGGTTCGTGGTGCGGGCGGCACCAGCTTCGACGAGCCGCGCGCGAAGCAGGCTAACGTGACGAGCACGCACTTCCCACCAAGGGAGCGCCGTCGTCTCCTCCCAAGTCGCGGCTCGGTCGAGGCCCAGGAGCCAGCCGGCAAGCCTGTTCAGCACCGAGCGCACCGCCGGGCGCGAACCCTTTGCCTTGGCGTCGTGATAGACGCGTGCCGGATTCACACCAGGCGCGCTGGAGCCTAGAGCAAGCACTTTCGCGTGCAACGGGACGAGTTCGCGGCTGCGGGAGCCTACAGACGCGCCCGGTGCCGGTTCCAGGCTGCCGGAGCTACCAGGCGCGTTCGTCTTGTCGGTCATCCACCCGATCTAGTTCACCTTGAATACGGATTCAATGACATTACTTTCGTTAGTTATTTCAAGGACTTAGCTTGTTCTACCCAAAAGGGGTCTATGCACCCTGGATTGAACGCGAGAGGATGCTTTTAAAGGCGCCGCTGGGGCGCCACCGAAACCGGCCCGGGAGGCCGGGAAGCCTGAAAGGGAACCCGCCATGCACTTCTTCGTCGCCGTGGTCGTCGTCCTCCTCCTCGTGAAGGCGCTGGAGTAGCACCGCCGCGGGGCCCGTCCGCACCGGGCCCCGCACCAACACCGCACCGACGCACCGAAAGGGAACTCACATGACAACCGACGCGCGCACCGCCCTCCTGAACAGCCTGATCACCGCCCACCACGCCGCGATCGAGTCCGCCCGCAAGGCCCGCTTCGACAACGCGAAGGGCAACCTCGCGAAGCTGATGGCTCTCGGCGTCGTCGTCTCCTGCGACGACCAGATGGAAGGCGCGATGCGCTGGGAAGTCACGAAGAACCTCGCGGCCGAGGCCAAAATCCCGTTCAACACGATGGCGACCGCGCAGGAGTACGCGCAGCTCGCCGACGCAGTGATCGGCGGGCTCGGCGAGGTGGCGCTGGCCGGCGAGACGCACGAGGAGCGCGCCGCGCGGTTCCAGGCTGCGGTCGCCGCCCTCCCGGCGGTGGTGCCCTCCGGCAAGAAGAAGGCCTGCAAGCACAACGAGACGGCGCGCGAGCGCGGGTGGATGCGCTGCGGCGGCACCCGCGTCGACTTCCGCGTCGTCCTCGACTACCGCTGCTGCCGCTGCGGCTCGATCCTCCTCTTCAACGACCGCCCCGACGAGTCCACCGAGGCCTCGCGCGCCGTGGCGCGCCAGTTCGACCTCCTCGTCAACCCACAGCCCACCTCCAACGTCGTCGCCATCAGGAGCTGACCGTGCCCACCGACGGAACGCGCGCCTTCCGCGACTTCACGATCGCCTCGACTGCCACGGGAAAGACGGCCATGACGAACTCGAAGAAGCTCAACGCGAAGCAGAAGCAGACCCTAGCCGCGATCCGCGACGGCAAGGAGCCCTACCACCTCTTCACGACGCGCGGTGCCTACTCGGCCGCGATGCGCGCTCTCACCGCTCGCGGACTCGTCACCTACGCCACTGACGCCGACGGCCACACGCGTCCGATGCTCACCGACGCCGGGCGCGTCGCGATCACGCCGAAGCTTGTGAAACGCTCGCCCGGCGCGGTCGAGGTCGAGGCCCTGGTCGCGTGCTCCACCTGTCACGTCGCGATCGGCGAGCCCT